TAGAAAGAGTTTGCTAATCGTTGTGCGTGAGTGACACGCTGTACTTTCTGCACAACGCCCGTAGCGTCGTAGAAAGAGTTTGCTAATCGTTGTGCGTGAGTGACACGCTGTACTTTCTGCACAACGCCCGTAGCGTCGTAGAAAGAGTTTGCTAATCGTTGTGCGTGAGTGACACGCTGTACTTTCTGCACAACGCTCGTAGCGTCGTAGAAAGAGTTTGCTAATCGTTGTGCGTGAGTGACACGCTGTACTTTCTGCACAACGCTCGTAGCGTCGTAGAAAGAGTTTCCTAATCGTTGTGCGTTATGCGTCGTTTGCGGCGACGGACAACGCTGGAGCGTGCCAGTAAGCTGCGAGTAAGTGACCAGTTATGGGCGAGGCGACTACCGACCGAGCGCTTCGAGCGCCTCCTCCAGCGCAGCAGCGTCGTCGTGTACGTACACCCGAGTGGCCTCGGTAGTGCGGTGGCCCATGGCCTTGCCGACCAGAACCAGGTCGTGAGTGCGGCGGTAGAGCCGAGTTCCGAAGGTATGGCGCAGCGAATGGATCGACAAGCCAGCGGGCGCAATGCCAGCCCAGCGCAGCCACACAGCGAAGCGTGCTTGAACCTGGCGGTCGCTGATGCGTCTGCCACGGTTGGAGAGGAACAGCGCAGGAGACTCGCTGGCCTGGTCCCGCCGCCAGCGCAGGTATGCCCGCAGTGAGCGGCGCAGTTCAGAGTGCATGAAGCGGGTCTCGATGCGGTTGCCCTTCGCTCGGATGGTGATGGTGCAGCGGTCCAGGTCGACAGCCGAGCAGTCCAGGCCGGTCAACTCGGCGAGTCGGATACCAGTGCCGAGCAGCAGGTCGAGCATCATGGCGTCCCGTGGCGCTGCTCTGCCGCTGCGAGCGTGTACCTCTCGGACCAGGCGCTTGCGGTCGCTGTCGGCCAGCACGTTTGGCGACGTGCGCTGCGTGCGCTGGATGCGGATTGTCGCAGCCGGGTCTCTTGCAGCGATGCCAGCGGTGGCCAACCAGGCGCCGAAGGAGCGTGCTGCTGCCTTGGCCCGGTTGACCGTGCTTGGTGACCTCGGCGTTCCGTCTGGCAGTGGCGTTGCCGCCAGGTCAGCCAGCCAGCGCTCGACGTGCGAGTGGCCCATCGACTCGGCGGGCATGGCGGGTCCGACGTGTGCGTGGTTGGCCATGGCCGTAAGGTCTCGGCGGTAGGCTGCGACCGTCAGGCTGCTGCGTGCGTTGGCAGCGAGCGACGTGCAGTAGGCGTTGATGGCGTCGGCGAGTGTCATGGTCTACTCCACCAGGCCAGCGGTGAGCCAAGCCTGCCAGTGGGAGCAGCGAGCGGCCGCCTGGCGGGAGAGGCACCCCCGCTGCTGGCAGACGGCGACCGGCCTGCGCTTGTGGGTCTTGTGGCAGTAGACGTACTCGTTGGCGACCGGCGTCGGCGCAGGCGCAGGCTCCTGGGTTGCTTCTGCGAGTTGCTGCTGTTCGTCGAGCGCCGTGGTCTCGACAGTCGGAAGCGGCTCGGGGTCCGGCTCGTTGGTGGCAAGTGGCAGCGGCGTGTCTTCGACAGCAGGCGGCTCAGGCTGCGCCAGTGGCTCGACGTGCGCTTCTTCTGCTTCGGGCTGGTCGTTGATGGCGGTCGTCGTTTCTGGCTGGTTCGTGGCAGCCGGTTGGCGAGAGCGCCCATTGCGCTGCGTGGCTGCCCGTGGTGCGGCGGGCCTGGCAAGGTAGTCGACGCCATGCCAGTGGGTGCAGGCCGAGCGGATGATGCGCTGGATCTGCAAGCGGCTGGCGAGCGCCCGCTGGGAGCCATCGGGTTGGCAGTGGATGACCGGGTGGTCGTTGATGAAGGTTTCCATGGTGGGGCCATCGACCGACGTGATGTCGGAGTCGGGTCCGAAGGCATCAAGCACGAGCACCAGCGAGCGCCTGGCGGTGCCGATGGTGGAAGGCTTCTGAGCGATGTCGGTGAGGTGCTGAACGTAGTTGTCGACTGCGGTCTTGAAGTTCATGGCGTTGTCTCCTTGTTGACGAGTTGCACATTGCAGCGTGCTGCGCCGTAGTGGCTGACGTGGACGGTCACTTCGACCTCCCAGCCGTCGGGAATCACGACCTGGCGCAGAGCGTCGTTGGCGATCAGGTCTTCGACCTCTGCTGCTGCGTACTCGACCAGCACCGAGCGAGTGGCTACGGTGGTGACCGGAGTGGCTGTTTGGGTGGGCATGTTACGCCTCCTGTTTGCGCTGCTGCCTGGCAGCGATGGCGTCGAGCACGACCTGGCGCTTGTCGTCGGAGCCGGCCCAGAGAAGGACGTTCATGGTCTCGCTGACCAGTCCGGTCTTCTTGAGCGACGCCACGACCCAGTTGTGTTCGTCGATGTTGTAGCCAGCGGGCTGGGCGACCAGTGCGTAAAGGTAGCCGTTGACCAGTCCGGTCGGGCTTTCGGCGATGCCTTCGATGTAGGCTTGGGCGAGAGCCATGAGGCGTTTGGTTTGGCTGGCTTGGTCATGCATTGGCGTCTCCTTCTGCGAGTGCGTTGTTGATCTCGGTGCGGGCCCGGGCTCTTGCGGCGGTCTTGGCGTGCTTGTCTCGCCGTCGAATGCCAGCGATGCGAGTGCATCGGTAGTCGAAGGCGGGGTACTTGTCGTGTCCGGGGCAGCAGCCTCGATCTTGCTTGCGAATGCCGTACGGTTTCATGGTATCCTCCTTGTCTCCGTTCCGACTTGGGGGGCCGGCGTGTGCCAGCCCCCTGTTTTGGTTTACTCTTCGTCGCCAGCCAGGAAGGATACGGTGGTTCGGAGTCGGCTCTCGACCTCTGCAAGGTCTCCGGCGTATCCCCAATGCTTGGGTTCCTTGGCCTGCTTGGTCTTGTGCTCGGCAAGCTGCTGGCTGAGGCGCTTCATCAGCTCTTCGATGGCCTTGCAGTGTTCGTCGTAGGCTTGCTGAGCGGTTCTGGTTTCTCTGTTCGTGGTCTTCATCGTGTTCTCCTTGTCAGGTGGGTTGGCTCCCTGCCAACCACGAGCACACATTACCGTCGTGGCGGGGGAAAGCAAGGTGGTATCTGCTTTTTTTTCAGACCGGATGTCGCTTTTTTTTGTTCGTGGAAGTTCTGGCGTTAGACGACCGGCCGGATGGCGGCGAGCAGTGCGTTGGCGACAGCGGAGTCGGAACGCATGGCGGGCGTTACGGTGATGGTGGCTCGAGTATTCGGCGGCGAATCGCAGTCGGCCCAGATGTGAGCGGAGCCGCCGCATCGTTTGGCCTTGGTGGCAAGGCGTCTGGCGTCTTTCAGTGTGGTTGCGTGGGCGAAAACGCAAGCGCCGGCAAGGATGTGGTAGTTGACGTTGACCATGAGTGCCTCCGCTGCCCGGCAGTGGCCGGCCGGGCTCGGCTGTTCGTTGGTTACTGCTCGTCGCCGGTCAAGAAGGCCAGAATCTTGGCCAATCCGCTCTCGACTTCGCCCAAGTCGCCGGTGTAGCCCCAGTTTTTCGTGGTTTTGCCTTCCTTGGCATGCTCTTCGAGCAGTTCGTTCAGTTCCTTCTGCATGGCCTTGATGGTTGCCATCCGAGCCTTGTAAGCATCGGGGGCGCTCATGGTCTTCGTGATTTGCGTTCTGGCTGTCTTCATGGTGTTCTCCTTGTCAGGTGGGTTGGCTCCTTGCCAACCACGAGAGCGACATTACTCCTTCCACACCAGAAAGCAAGGCCATGTCTGACATTTTTTTGTGTGGCGTGCGCTTTTTGCACGGGCTATCCTGGAGAGGCAAGGAGGCTGTATGGCGGTGAGCGTGCCAGACCTTGGATTCTCAGAGCAAGAACGTCAACTGCTGGCGCTGGTGGAGAACCCCCGCATGTTCGGCGAGGCCTTCCTGGTCAACCGAGACCGGTCGCCAAGGCGGTACCGGCCGTACCAGGTGGAAGACCTGGAGTGCCACGACAGCAAGATCGTGCATCTCGATGGCCGAGCGGTCGGCAAGAGCATCGACCTCGGAACGCTGCTGTTGTGGTTCTGCTTCACGCATCCCGGCAAGTCGGTGCTGGTGGCAGCGCCGTACCAAGGGCATCTCGACAGCATCGTCGAGGAGGTGGAGCACCAGATCGATGCCAGCGACGTTGTGCGGGAAAGCATCGCCAGGAACTCCAAGGGCTACCTGAAGATAGTGCGCAAGCCGTACTACGAGATCAATTTCACCAACAGCGCCATTGCCTACTTCCGGCCGGCGGGAGCGACTGGCGCTGCCTTTCGGTCGCTGCACGTGGATTTCCTGCTGGTGGACGAGGCTGCGTGGTTGCCCGAGGCGGCGTGGAAGGCGCTGCGGCAGTGCCTGAACGAGGGCGGGCAATTCCGTGTGTATTCGACGCCGAACGGGCTGCGAGACACCACGTACTACCGACTGACGCAGAGCAAGGACTGGCGGGTTTTCCGCTGGCCGTCGTGGATAGCTCCGGACTGGACGCCCGAAAGGGAGCGAGACCTGCTGGAGTTCTACGGCGGGCGAGACACACCTGGCTGGCAGCACGAAGTGGCGGGCGAGCACGGCAAGCCGGCGTACGGGGCGTTCAACCAGGTGATGGTTGCCAGAGCAATGACTGACGTCGCTGACTACCGGCTGGTCAATCTGACGGCCGAGGCGTTGCAGGGGTGCGTGGCTGAGGATGAGATCCGGGAGCGGGTCGAGATGCTGCTCAACTTGGGTGGCGGCCACGGCATGTTCTGGCTCGGTGGCGACTTGGGCTACACGTCAGACCCGACCGAGTTGGTGCTGTTCGAGGAGGACGACAAGGGTGTGCTGACGCTGCGCCTGCGCATCCACGCCGAGCACATCCCGTATCCGGTAATCACGGAGGTGATTGCTTTGATCGACCGAGTGTACGGCCCCGTTGGCATCGGCATCGACCGAGGCGGCAACGGCATGTCGGTGGTGCAGGAGTTGACGGGGCTCGACAAGTTCCGAGACCTGCACCTGGCGGGGCGCCTGGTGGGCTACGACTTCGGTGGCTCGCTGGCGGTGGGCGAGGACGACCGGGGGCAGCCGATCCGCAAGCGCACCAAGGAGGTCATGACCAACCTCGTGACCGACCTGTTGAATCGCCGTGGGCTGCTGCTGCCCAAGGCAGATACGGTGGTCGAAGACCAGTTCTGCACGCAGACTTACACACTGACCGACAACGGCGTGGTGTATTCGAAGGGCAACGACCACGTGCTAGACGCCATTCGCTGCGCAGTGCTGCGGCGAGCGCAAGAGCGCAGTGAGTTGTTCGAGCACGTTGAGGTGATTGCGCTGGCGGCGCCCGTGCGCCTGCAGCGAGAGCTTCCATAGGAGTGGCAACAATGGGCAAGCGAAAGACAGTAGAGCAGACGTCGGCCACCCTGGGCAGCCGGGGAGCGCCAAAGACGATTGACATGGCCAGCGCAGCGTCGCTGCACAGCACGTTTTCCGCCCTGTCGGTGGGCAACGCCATCCCAGAAGGCTGGGATGCCCGGGCCCGCAAGGCGGTCGAGTACTACCAGCAAGAGCCGATTGTGTCGAACGCCATCAACACGTGGCGCACGTTTGCCGTTGGCGACGAGATTGGCATCGTCTGCGACGACGAGAAGTTGCAGGATGAGGCCATCGAGACCTTCTGGCGGCTCAATCTCAACCAGTTCGTGAAGGACATGATCCTGCAGTTGCTGGTCAAGGGCGAGGCGGTTGGCTACATGGACGTCTCGACGTCCGACGTCAACAGCGTGGTGTGCGTCAACCCCATCTCGATGCGCTACGAGTTCGATGCGCATGGCGTGCTGACTTCGGCGACGCAGGTCCCGACGTCTGAGGCCGGAAGCACCAGCGGTGGCGACGAGATAGCGCTGGACCTGGAGCGGATGTTTCGCCGCAAGTGGAACGCCCCGGAGTTCGAGATGAGGGGCACCAGCATGGTGTTGCCGGCGTTCGAGGCCATCGAGCTGCTGCGGGACTACCGGCGTGCTGAGAGGGCCATCGCCAAGCGGTGGACGACGCCGCTGCGTTTCATCCAAGTGGGCGGCGCCTACGGCAACAGAATCATCCAGCCCGACCAGCGCATGCTGGAGAAGATCCGGGACGAGATCGAGAAGACGGACCTCAAGAGCGGCCTGGTTGTGCCGTTCTACGTGAAGGCCGAGACGTACGGCGCCGACGGCACTGCGCTGGATACCGAGTCAAAGATTGCACAGACCAAGGAGGACATCCTGGTGGCGCTGGGCATGGCCAAGAGCCTTATCTCCGGCGACGGCCCCAATTTCGCCACGGCCAGCGTGTCGATGCAGAAGATGATCGTCCAGTTGAAGGAGATCAAGCAGGTCGCTCGTGACATCCTGGACTGGGTGTTCGACGAGTGGCTGAAGCGGCGAGGCCTGGACGAAGACAGCGCTCTGCACTACTCGTTCAACGACATCGACATGTCGAACGAGATCGAGCAGCGCAAACTGCTGGTCGAGTTGTACGACCGAGGGCTGATCAGCCGGGAGACGCTGCAGAAGAAGTGTGGTTTGGCGCCCGACGTGGAGGTCAAACAGCGAGACGGCGAGGCGACCATCGTCGACTCGAACTGGACCATCCAGGACATCACGCAGTTGGTGACGCTCGAGGTGCTGACGCCTGACGAGGCCCGGGCGCTGCTGCGGATTGGCGGTAAGGACAAGCCTACGGCTGACGAGGCACACAAGGCCAGCCGCCAAGCAGACGTCGAGCGGATCTACGAGCGAGTCAACGCTGCAGGCAGGAGGCCCAAGGCCTAATGGTCACCAAGAGCCAGGAAGCCAGGATCAAGGAGCAGGTGCTCAAGTTCCAGAAGTCGCAGGGAGCGCTGGCCAAGAAGGAGGCTGCGTTCCTGACGGAATGCCTCGAGCAGGCGTCTTCCGAGGTCCATGCCGAACTACAAAAGCTTGGGACCAAGCCGTGGCAGAAGATGCGGCGGGAAATTCTGACCGAGATGCAGTACGGTCTGGCTCGCATCGGCGCCGATCTCAAGAAGAACATGGCGGTCAACGTCGTAGGCGACGTCGAGGCGGGGCTGACGCTGGGCATCCAAGATGGCCTCGGCATGCTGCAGATGCTGGACGCCCCGGCGTTCAAGGCGCTGTCGCCGCCGTCGGCCAATATGGTGGTGATGCGGATGTTTTCCGTCATCGACCGCTCGGCCATCGACATGATGGCGCAATACCGCATCCAACTGGTTGGCGACGTGGCCGACCAACTTGTGACGGGCATCCAGAAGAGCATCACTGTCGGCATTTTGACCGGCAAGTCGATCCAGCAGATTGCCGGCGACATCGGCACCGTCGTGACCGACAAGGACAAGTTCAAGCAGGCGGGCAAGACGCTGTTCAAGACGGCACAGCAGCGAGCCAAGTTGATCGCTCACACCGAAGTGCAGCGGGCGCACAACGAGGGGCGCAAGAAGTTCTACGAGAAGGTCGGGGTCACCAAGGTTGAGTGGCTGACTGCGCCCGAAGACGGGCGTCGCTGCAGCATCTGCGCCGGCCTCAACGGCAAGATCTTTGAAACCGGCAAGGCTCCTGGGCCTCCTCGGCACCCAGATTGCCGATGCACGGTCATGGCGGTGATTCCCGACGACGAGCCGATGCCAGACATCCCGCTCGACTTGGCTCCGACTGCGCCGATGCAGGTCCAGCCTCCGGTGGAGCAGCCCGTGGCGCCGAAGACCACCAAGACGCCAAAGGCGCCCAAGAAGGTCAAGACGACTACTCCTGTCGCACCGCCGGCGCCAACGCCAGCGCCCGTGCCGCCCAAGTTGCCGCCTTTGCCGCCAGTCAAGCCCAAGCCAGCACCTGTAGCGCCCGTCGTGAACGTGCCGCCCCCTGTGGCACCTGTGGCGCCCAAGACCAAGAAACCAAAGCCGCTGCCGCCGCCACCGCCGCCACCGCCGCCGGCAGTACCTAAGATTGCGCCAGGCGTCAGTCCGAAGGTGAAGTATCCACCACCAGCGCTACCGCCAGCCATTGTGCCTCCGCAGACGAGAATTCGACTGTCAGGCGGGTTCGCTGACGACGCTCCAGTTGGAGGCTTGGCTACTGAGTACCTGTTGGCCAAAGACAAGACGCCCATGGCTCAAACGCTGAGAGCGCAAGCCAATGCATTCATGCGCAGTAGCCACGTTCAGTGGGTAGATCGCCTAACATCCCACCAGAAGCATGCGATTCGCAACTACACAGGCATCGGCTACGGCGAGATGAACAACCATCTGCGCAAGAAAGTGCCTATCGATGATCATACCAAGGCTCAGATCGGCCACATCGACTTGGCGCTGCGCCAGTCTCGTCTGCAGCACCCGCTGGATGTGTATCGTGGGATGTCTCGAGCGACGTCGAACTACTACCAGAAGCAAGGGTGGTTCAAGCCCGGTGCAGTATTTGACGACCCTGGTTTCGGAAGTACGTCGTTGACGCCATCTACACCTGTGCACTCGTTCTCTGGCGACGAAGGCGTCATCATGAGAGTGCGACTGCGAACGGGCCAGGCTGTGGGCATGATCGGGAACCACGACACCTATGGCAGCCCCACAAGGGCGTTAACCGACCTGCAAGAGACGGAGGCAATCCTGCCAAAGGGCACAAAGTTCCGGGTCTTGGACTACAAGTATGTGAAAGGTACTGGCGCAGGAATGGGGCGTCATGTGATCGATGTGGAGGTACTCGATGAGTAAAAATGGCAAAAGCACAAAGATGGAGTGGCTTCCTGGCGACCTGCGATGGCACGAGCCTGGCAAGCCACTGCCGCCTTCCGACACAATCGACTATGCAGCCTACGCTCAGGCAGAAGAAGAAGGCCTGCCCTATCCGTCGGAAGTTGTTGATGAAGACGCAAAAAAACCGCTTGACACGCCCGATGCCTAAGTGGATTCTTGGGTTGCTTGGTTGTGTGGCGTGGTCTTCTTGGGGTGACAATGTTCCGAACCGAGGCAGACAGGCTGTTGTGGATTCTGGAGGTCGAGGCCGAACTGGCTGAGTTTCTCGCCTGCGACAGTCTGTCTGCCGAGGCTCGGGCAGAGCAGCGCCCGAAGTACATCACCAACTACATCGGGTCCAAGCAAAAGCTGACTGACTGGATCTGGGCGCACACGCCGAACGACGCCAAAAGCGTGGTCGACGCGTTCGCCGGGTCCTCGGTCGTCGGCTACATGTTCAAGGCCAAGGGCATGGCAGTCCACTCGTGCGACCGCCTCGAGTACTGCTACCACATCGCCAGAGCCATCGTCGAGAACGACAGCGTCACGCTGACCGACGAGGAGATCGAGAGCCTGGTGGCCGACAACCCGCAGGCCAAGACGTTCGTGCGTAAGCACTTCGCCGGCATCTACTTTGAGCCCGGCGTTCACGCCGTCATCGACGTCATTCGCTCCAACATCGACAGCATGAAGCTTTCGGGCTTCAAGCTGGATATCGCTCTGTTTGCGCTCGGCAAGTCGTGCATCACCGGCAAGGGTGGCTTCGGTCACTTTGGCACCACGGTGCGCCAGGATGGTCGTGCAGACTCGCCTAAGGAGTTCAAGGAGCGCTTTGCGGCCAACTGCCGGCGCATCAACGCACTGGTCTTCAAAGGCGATGCCGAGTGCAAGGCTCACCACGGTGATGCCCGCAAGGTGCTGGCCAGCCTCAAGGCTGACGTTGCCTACTTCGACCCGCCGTACGCCACTGAGTTCTCGCAGGCCAACTACGAGCGAGCCTACCACTTCATCGAAGGCTTGATGACCTGGTGGGACGGCAAGGAGATCCAGAACGATAAGAAGTTGCGGTCGTACAAGATCGACACCGAGGTGACTCGAGGCAACGCTGCACAGTTTTTCCGTGATTTCCTGACGGCCGCTGCGGGCTGCAAGCACTGGCTCATCTCGTACCGGGACCACGCTTTTCCGACTGACGCCGAGATCAAGAAGATCGTGGCTGCCGCTGGCAGAACGAGCCGGCTGCAGACCAAGGACCACCAGTACATCCTGGGTGCCCAGCGCAGCGAGAACTCGTCTGCCAAGGAGTACCTCTTCGTTTGCCACCCCAGCACTTCTGCCTCGGCCAGCGGCGAGTTGCAGGCTGACGCCGACGCTGACGCCGACGCTGACGCCGACGCCGAAGTGGCAGAAGCGGTGTGGGACGAGACAGAGAACGAACTGCGGTTCCGAGTGCGAGATCCAGAGGATTTCCGCAAGGACACACTGCGGCGCAAGACGCTGCCTGGTATCGATGGCGTTGCCATCATCGTTGGCAAACTCAAGCCGGATGTCGTGCCAGATGACGCAGATCCGGAGTCGATGGTTCTGCAGGCGTATCGCTTCGCCAAGGACAAGTGGGACAAGGCGAAGGCTCAGAAGTGGCTGGACGAGCACACTAACGTCAAGTCGAAGGTCGGTGGTCTGCTGGAGCAGGTCGCTGCAGTTGATGGCGAGGCAGAGGTCGAGCCTGATGCTGATGGTGAGTCGCTTGGCGACTTTCTGATGTCGCTGACTGCCGACCAGGATCTCGATCTGCTGACGATGCTGTCGGCTGAGGCGGGTGGCGCAAAGCCCAAGGACGACGATGCTGTGCGGGTGACCGCCTTCTTGGGCAACAAGTACTTCATTCTGGACTTCCTGTGGAAGCAGACGCCGAAGGATGCCAAGAGCGTGCTGGACGCCTTTTCGGGCGGCGCCAACGTCGGGTACTTCTACAAGCGCAAGGGCCTGCGGGTCGTTGCTAACGACAAGTTGGCGTATCCACACGCAATCGCCAGGGCGCTGATCGAGAACTCGAAGGAGACGCTGTCGGCAGAGGAGATCGAGAGTCTCTTTGCGGACAACCCCAAGGCTGGCGACTTCTGCGAGCGAGAGTTCCACGGCTACTACTTCACCAAGCCGATCCTGCACTTCCTGGACGTGGCGTGGGCCAACATCCAGGAGTTGAATGGCTACAAGCGAGATCTGGCGTTGGCAGCGCTCGGTTGGTCTGTCGTGGCCAAGGCCAAGTTCGGGCAGTTCAGCCGGTCCAAGAAGGGGCTGACGGGGCCCGTCAAAGGCGAGCGACAGACGTCGTTGACCAACGTGCCGCTGACCGAGTTCCAACACCGCTTCCGACTGAACCTGGCTCGCATCAACAAACTGGTGTTCGACAACGGCCAGGAGTGCAAGGCGACTCGCATGGAAGCCGTCGAGGCGGTGCGCAAGACCGACTGCGACCTGGTCTACGCCGACCCGCCGTACATCACTCAGTTTGGCAATAACGACTACGAGTTGAACCTCCACTTCGTCGAAGGCTTGATGACGATGTGGGAGGGCAAAGAACTGCGGGACAACGCCCGCAAAGACTACCAGTCTTCGACCCGCTACACTCGAGAAACCATCGAGAAGTTGATCGCTGACGTGGTGGCTGGCGCTGGCGGCAAGCACCTGGTGCTGTCGTACCGAGACAAGGCATATCCGGACGAGAAGACCATCCGTGGGTACTTTGCCCAGCGATTCAAGAAGACCAAGGTCACTGGCGTCGACGTGCAGTACGCCATGATCACCACTGACCCCGAGTCGGGTGGCAAGTACGCCAGAGAACTGGTGTTCGTCGGGTCTGACCCGACTGCCGCCAAGGCGAAGGCCGCTGACTACGCACCGGAGCGCAACATGCGGACTGCCAGAATCGACGTGGAGGCCGTGCAACTTTCGGCCGACGCAGCCGAGGGGACCGACAAGACGTTCAAGTTCATCCTGACGCACTCTGGCACCAATCGGAACGGCGACCACTTCACCGAGGACGAACTCGAGAAGGCGGCTGGCACTCCGGTTGGCAAGAAAGTCGATCTTTCGCACAGCCAGGAGTTCAAGGACATCGTTGGCGCCATCATCGACTCCAAGTTCGTGCGAGACGGATCGACGTCGTTCGTTCAGTGCGAAGGCGAGTTGTACACGGGCGAGAGCGAGCCCGCCCGCCTGGCGTACAAGCTGATGAAGCGAGGCGTGGTGAGCCACGTCAGCATGGAGTGCGATTACCAAGAGGGCGAGTGCAGTGTGTGCGCCAAGCGAGTCAAGTCGAAGGCTGAATACTGCACCCACCTCAAGAACTACAAAGGGCGTGACTTCCAAGGCAAGCTGGTGTACGAGATCCTTCATGGGGTGACGTTCACCGGTGTGGGCCTTCTCGACCGGGAAGGCGCCGATCAAGGAGCGAAGATTCGCCAGGTGGCGGTCTTGGATAGCCCATCAGGAGGACAGTCCATGGGAGACGAACAGAAGAAGAAGAGCCAGGCGGCTGACGACATGGTGGACCCCACCGAACTGTCCGATGCCGACAAGGTCAAACTCGTCAAGAAGCTGCAGGGCGAAGTCGAGCGGTTGACCAAGGAGAACGAAGCCCTGCAGAAGAAGGTCGACGATGCCATGGCGGCCCAGAAGGCCCAGGCTCGGAAGGCCCGCGTCGAAAAGCTGCTCGCTGCGTGGAAGGACGCTGGGCGTGAGCTGACCGACGACGAGACCACTGCCGAGGCTGACCGGCTGCAGAAGATGTCTGACGACGCCTTCGACGCCACGGAGTCGACTGTGCAGGCCTTCGCCGCCAGCAAGAAGAAGAAGGACCCCGCCGCTGGCGACCCCACCAAGGTCGTCGACCCCGAGGCCGAAGACCCCAAGAAGAAGGGGAAGGAGAAGGCCAAGGCCGACATGCAGACCGACGCTGCCCGCAAGGGACCGCTGCCGGTTGGCGACGGCTCCGACAAGGGTGGTTCGCTGCAGGAGCGCCTGGCCAAGGGCTTCATGGCAGTCATGCAGTCCGGCAGCAATGCCGAAGACGAATAGGGAGGTGTGACCATGGCGTATCTGGAAGCAAAGCTGCCCGGACTTCGCTACGGCCTGGGTTCTCTGTCTGAGGCAGGGACTGTCGGCCAGTGCGTGGTGCTGAAGGGCAACGACGAGTTTGAACTCAACGACGACGGCACCAAGGAGTCGTTCGGTCTGCTCGCTGCCGACTGTGCGAAGGATGAACTTTGCGCAGTGTGGTTCGGCGGTGGCATCTACGAGACCGACCAGTACACCGGTTCGCCGGCGGCTGGCAACGACCTGGCGTGTGACGACAGCACTCACAAGCTGGCTGTGGCTGGCGAGGGTGATGCGGTCATCGGCAAGGCCATCAGCGTCGTCGGAGGCGTTCTCCGATTCAAACTGCTGGTGTAGGGGGAGGCCATCATGGGAAAGCGAATCAACGTCTTCGACGACAAGTTCCAGGCTGAGCTGTCCAAGCTCATGGCTGAGGCCGCTGAGACCCCGGAAGGCATGCGTGCGCTGGCTGCGGCCATTGCGCCGCCCATCCAGACTCGCATCGACGAGCGGGAGATCTCCTCGCTGCTGCTGGCCAAGAGCAAACTCCCTGCCGGCGAGCCTGCCAAGTTCCAGAAGCCCACCGACGTGCAGGCCTACTGGATCGCCAAGAATGGCGATGCCGTGCAGAGCCTCGTGGGCGAGGACGAGGTGGAGTTCACCATCAACCGCCTGCACTCCAACCCGATGATCGACATTTCCACGCTCAAGCACGGGAACGTCGGGACCCTGGTGGACATGCAGAAAGCCGCTGCCGACGCCATCCGCAAGAAGCGGGACCAGCGCACGCTCAGCGTCATCAGCGCTGCCGTGCCCGTTGGGCGCACCGTTACCTGCTCGGGTGGCAAGTTGACCAGCGAAGCGCTCGGCCAGGCCATCGCTCTGGTCGAGGACCAGGAACTCAGCGTGAAGTACCTGGTCATGCGTGGCACTCGCATGAACGAGATGAAGGGCTGGGGTCTGGACCCCGTGACCGACCGTGAGTTGCGCATGAAGGGGATCTTCAACGCCTACAACGGCGCTGAGATCGTCAACAGCGCGTCTGCGTTGTCCACCGAAGTGCTGCTCATCCCCGACGAAGAGATCGGCAAGCTGGCGTTCCGGGAAATGATCCGCTCCGACCAGATCGACGTCAAGACGTCGTTCAAGACGGGCTGGCTCATCTGGGAGGAAGTGGCTCAGGGCATCACTCGCCCCGACCTGCTGGCCAAGGTCGTCATCACCGCGTAGGAGGGTGCCATGTCCGTAGTCGTCAAAAACGAAATGACGACCGTGCTCGACGTCCCTGGCACTGGCCTGGTGTTTCAGCCCGATCAGGAGATCACGGTGAGTTACATCACCGCTCCTCTGGCTGACGCCATCCAGAAGGGATACGTGTCGGTCGTTTCGCAGAGCGACTCGGATTCGGTGACCGTGGAAGACGATAGGCAGACGGAGTTTGATCTGCCCTTCGCCTGGCCCGGGCCCGACGCTTGCCATGTCATGGTGGGCGGTTTGGTCCAGACCTACGGTACCGATTACGAAGTCGACGCAGAAGCCAACACGATGACGTGGCTCGACGAGGAGATTGAACTCGAAGAGGGCGATGTCATCACTTTCATCAGGAGGGCCGAATGAGGCTGGATGGCAAGGCGATCAAGGCGGGTTCTATCCCCTTGGACCGTCTGGAGACCGAGATGCAAGCTCGGTTTGCCGTGGTCTCGTGGGGAACTCCGGAGGTCGTGGACGGAAGTCACGTGACCGTCGAACTTCAACTCAAGGATCTGGCTGGCGAGGACCTGGCCGCGTCGAAGATTCTGAGGGTGACCTGCGATTCCCGAGCGACTCTGTCGGTCGGTGCGCACGGCACTGCTCTGAGCACGGCGCCCGCCGAGGACGTCATCTTCCAGACCGATGCGGATGGCTTGCTGGATCTGGTGGTGGAGTGCGACGTCAACACGACGATCACGCTCGCCGCTGGCCCCACGCAGGGTAGCCCGATGATGGACTGCAGCGCGACGGTCAACGTCGTGTTTGCATAAAGGAGGTGTGAGATGTCCGTTGCTGATGCCGTAAAACCGGTTCAAGAAGTGACTATGTCGGAGTTGGCTGCCGACTTCATCAACAACATCGGCGTGGTGTCGTGGGGGACCCCCGGCGCTGAGGCCGACGACAAGATCCAGGTGACTCTGCAGATGAAGAACCCGAAGGACGAGGCGGTCAACACCGCTGAGCGCCTCCGGCTCACCTGCAGTGGCAGTGCCACCATGGCCCTGAAGGCTGCTGGTAAGGGCACCGTTCTGTCCGGCTCCGGCACGGCTGACATGATCATCGAGACGGACGAAGCCACTGGCCAGTTCGACCTCGAGGTCACCGACGCTGCGACCGAGACGGCGACCGTGCTCGCTGGCCCGACCCAGGGCAGCGGCGTTGTGTCCTGCCGTGATTCTGTGGATCTGACCTTCGGCGCATAGTCGCCGCTGTTTCTTGGCCAGGGAGCGGGAGTCACACACTTTTCGTCTCCCTGCTCCCTCACACAGGGAGACCGCCATGCTCGTCAAAAACAACCTAGCCACGTATCTGAACATCCCCAACGGCGCCGGCGACGGCAAGAGTCTGATGATCGAGCCGCATGGCACAGTCACAGTCTTGGGAACCGCCACGCAGGATCTGCTGCGAGCTGTCACCAACAAACTCTGCACGATCAAGGAAGACTTGCCCGCCAGGAGCGAGTCTGCGACGTCGCAGCGGCCCAAGCGCACCAGGCCTGGCAAGTAGAAGGAGCGCCAATGCTCGAAGAGATGCTGCAGGACATCACTCAGGAATTCCAAGACGAGGACGGTGCAGACCTCGTGCCAGAGGAGGTCCTTCGGCGCATCGCCGAGAGAATGCTGCCGCTGGTGGCTACTGCGCTTGACGTGCCATACGTGCTTGGCGAGGACGACAACGTCACACCCGAGATGCCGGGACAGCACCGAGAGGTTTGGGTTTTGCGCTGCAAGGTGCAGTGCTGCCGCTTTCTGCGCACGCAGTCTGCTGGTCGGGTGTCCTTCTCGTCGGGCGACAAGAGCATGGACCGCTCAAAGGAAGCCAGCAACTGGGCGTCGCTCGAAAAGGACATGGCAGCGGAGTACCAATCGCTGGTCTCCAAACTCAACCCGCTCGGCGACGACAGCATTCTGACGCCGGAAGTGTTCCCCGTTCGGTACCGAACTGGGCATCGCCGGCATCACCATCACGACCATCATTGCCACGATGATTAGGAGGACAACGTGAACGAACGCACACCTTTGGCTCAGATGACAGCGTGGGACCTGGTGACGCTGCTCATCCAGATCGGAGTCGTCATCACCAGTATCGTGCTTGCAGTGCAGGGCGACACGTCTGCCTTGCTGGGCCTCGGCGCCCTGGCAGGAGGTTCCAGAAGCAATCTGCTGCTGGACGTTTTCAAGGCAACCACCAAACGCAAGGTGCCGACCAAGACCATCGGGTTGGTGGTTGCTTGCTGCCTGCTCGTTGGATGTTCTGGCGCCTTCGGTGCTCAGTGGGTGTCGGAGTCTCGCTCTGCGGTACTCGAGTCAGCACAGCCGTATGTAGAAGGCTGCAAGGAAATCACGGTGGCTCCGCTGTTTTCGGTCGGGTGGGAAAGCGCCGACGTGGCTTTTGGCGGCGGTGTTCTGGTGGGTTGCAGCGACCATGGCCAACTGTTAGAATTTCGCTGCGTGATGGCCGTGGCACCGTCAGGCAGCCATCAGTGGCGTTGCCTGCCGTTGGCAACGTGGGAGAAGATGCTGGGAGAGGTCGAGTAAGTGCGACAATCGTGCGTCCGACAGGCGGTCAAGGAAGTACGGTGGCTCATCGAGCACGCCAATGTGCGTGGCTCGCTGCGCAGGCCGAGATCGACCGGCAGTGGCTCGTTCTACGGACCGCACGAGTACGAGGAGTTCGTGGTGGCAGCCGACATCCCGGTGGAGTTGAAGATTCTGCCCGCTCGCCTGCCATCTGAGATTGGCGCTGACGCCACGGCCAACGTCCTGCCAGACTGCGCAGTGCAGGAGCAGGATATTCTGGTCGTTGGGCCCGACCGATACCGAGTGACAGATCTTCAACGACACGACTATTTCGGGTCGATCACGCATATTGGTTTGACGCTGGCATTCGAGAGGTTGCACCATGGGTAAACTCGTGGAGTTGACGTTCGATGCAGCGACGACTGCAAAGTTATCAAAGGGCTTCAAACTGTTTCCTGCGATCTTCAAGGCAGAACTTGGCAAGGCTGTCGTAAAACTGGTGCTGATTATCGAGCGCAAGGCCAAGCAGTTGTGCCCGGTCGGCAAGACTCGGCGTGGCATTCCTGGCGGCACGTTGCGCAACAGCATCACGCCAGTCGTGGTCGGCTGGGCGCAGGGCTTTGTCGGCACCAACACGCACTACGCTCCATACGTGGAGTACGGTACCACGCACGGCACTACCAAGATCCCAGCCAGGCCGTTTCTTGAGCCGGCTTATCTGGAAGGAGCGAAACAGGCACCAGCCATTTTCGAAGCAGCGTTGAAGCGCGCGTTGGCAAAGGCAAAACTGGCATGAGTGGAAGTCTGCAAAGAGCGCTCGGTCTGTGGCTGGCCACCAAGGTGCCAGCGTTGTCAGTCTTTGCCGACGATCTGGCGAATCGCCAAAACGTGTATCCCGAGGGCGTGTTGATGGTGCTGAGCCACTACGTCACGCCGATCGGCGTTGGCCGGCGCTCGCCGATGACTCGCAGTGAGGCAGGAGCAGTCGTGACCGTTGGACGCCTCTACCAGGTAGAGGACACTCTGCGACTGACGATTCGCAGTCCAAGCACATCAACGAAAGCCGGTCAACAGGTAGTCGACGAAATTTCAGATCTTGTCGAACAAGCAGTTCTTGCAGAGAAGTCGAGAGTGGGGCAAACTGTGCTCGACGACACCGGGGCTGCGCCGGCAGTGGGATTCCCGCTGCAGACGTTCGACGTCGTGGGCAAAGTGCAGTTAGGCTCTGCAGCAGACGGTGAGCCGACGTTGTTCCAGTCGGCTGTGACATTGCGATTGACCCGCTTGATGCCAGTCGAAGTACCGGTGGAAGCGGTGATCGAGAATATCATTGTGGAGGACGCCGATGGCGAAGAGTAAAAAGAGCGGAGATGGACAGCAGGCTTCTGCGCTGCCTCCGTACCGACCGAAATCCCCCGGTGCTTCGCAGCCGGTGTCTCTGCTGGCCAAGGCCACGAAGACTCCTCCGGCAGTGCTGGCGGCGCTTAAGGGTGAGTACGGGTGGACGGACACCACTGCCATCTCCAGATCGGAGTTCCTGGCGAAGCGAGATGCATGGCTGAAGCAGCCTGCTGGGAGGTAAGACATGGTGACGAGACGAAAGATTCCTGATTCCTACACGGACTACGAGGATGGACACATTGGTGCAAACAGCGGTGCGCTGGCCAACGTGGAAGCCAAGATCGGCGCTGCTGCTGGCGGCGTGCCTGGACGGGTTTACACTCTGTCCGGCCCCGACGCCAAGAAGAACGCTCGCACGCTGTTCAAAAGCGGACCGCTCGTGCAGGCCATTGAGGAGGCGTTCGACGGCGGGTCCAGCAAGATCTACGCTGCTCGCATCGGCACGCCTGGCCAGGCGACCATGGATCTGGCAGATGTCAAAGGCACCAACGTGCTGCGACTCAAGGGCGATTACGGCGTGTCGGCCAACAGCCACTATGTCAACATCGCCACGCAGTTCAAGACGCTGCAGACGGGCTACGCCACCGTCATCCCCGGTTCGCCCAACAAGCTGCTGGTGTACGACGAGACGATGACGCTGGTACGAACCATCAACCTGCACGCAGACATCGTCGCCGTGGCTGGCGTCGCCATGTCGTTCGTGCCGGTCAATGCCGACGACGAGACCGAGTTCTGGGTGCTCGGCACCGGCCCCGCTCCCGACAGCCACATCACCGTCTGGCATCTCGACGCCGATGGAGCGATCATCGCTGACGACACGCTGGATCTCGACGGCATCATCCCTGGTGGCGACGTTGCCTCCGGTATCGCTGCCAGTCCCTTTGATGGCCCGCATGTGCAGGTGGTGACCGACAAGCACCTGCTCTACATTCTGCCCAGCGGCGGTTCGCCCGTTCTCGACTACGCACTCGACTTTGCGGTGGACCTCGGCATCACCGACCCCGACATTTCGTCGGCCGTCGTGGTGCGAGATATCAACGCATCGCTGCGTGGCGAGATGCCTGACGGCATCATGGTGCTCGTCGATAAGACCGCCAAGAAGTTGTACGGTGCGTCCGACGTGGCAGGCGAAAGCCCCACGCTGCTCGGAGAGATCGATCTGTCGACGCTGGTCGACACGGCGACTGCCGAAGGCCTGGCGTACGACTACGATACGCACGAGGTGCTTTTGGCGCTGCGGGCTGCCAGCGGACCGAGCGACAGAATCTGCCGGCTCGTTCTCGATTGGGAGGCCGAGACGCCGACTGCGACGTTGCAGTCCACCAAGTTGGTGACTGCCGGCATCAAGGGTCTGGCCCAGACGCTCTACCAGCCGCAAGTCGAGTTGACTGCCACGTTCCACGACCGCAACAGCACGCCGTGGGCCGTGACCACTTTCAAGGCAGTCGGAACTGCCGGCGAAGTGACTGCGCTGTTGGCGGCGAAGATCGTCGCTGGTGGCACGTACGGCGTTGAGACGCTCGTGGAAAACCCGTTCTGTCTGCAGCCGACGCTCAACGACGGCATGCCTGACCCCACCGAGTTTGTGGCGTTTTCCGGCGGCTCCGACGGCGCTGCGCTCACGAACGCTGACTACCTGGCGGGCCTCGAGGCGATGAAGGCGAAGTTGGATGTCGCCTGGATTCACCCGGTGGAAGCGGTCAGCAGCGCTCTGTGGAATGCGACGCTGCAGCACTGCGACGAGATGTTCGAGAACTACCGGTCCGAGCGTTTTGCCATCCTGGAGACTCCGGCGTTTGTGTCTGAGGCCGAGGTTGGAAGCGCTGCGTACCTGACTGCGCTCGAGGCGTACGTCGAGGCCATCGTCGAGATGGCAGAACTCGTCGGGGACCGCAACGCAGTCATCTTTGCCGGCGGCGCCACGTTCCTTGGCTCGGATGGCGTGGAGTACAACCGGTCCATCACGGCTGCCTGTGGCGGCGTCATGGCGGGCCTGCAGGTCCAGCAGTCGCTGATCAACAAGATCGTCGACAACGCTTTGGCGCTGGTGCCTGAGTTCCAACCGGGACACATCGAGACGCTCATCGAAGCCCGAGTCAATTGCCTGCGCCTTGTGCCTGGCCGTGGCTTCATCATCGCCCACAGCCTGACGGCTGCGCCGACCGGGTCTGACTACTCTCGGGTCAACGACTTGAGAGCCGTCTACTACGGCGCCAAGGCTGCTCGTGAGGCTGGCCAGCCGCTCGTTGGCGAGGAGAACGACTCTGAGGGCCTGGGCCTGCGTCGCCTTGAGGCTGCGATGGGACGTCCTCTGGAGGAGATGCGAGATGCTGGTCAGATCGACACGTTCGAGTTGACGGCAACCTCGACCGCTGCTGACCGGCTGCTCGGCGACGTCTACGTTCGGTTGGGCATCCAGCCCAGACGAGCGATGGAGATGATCTACACGACCGTGTTCTTGAAGTAGGAGGTGATCCATGGCTACCGAAGGGTTCATCCAGGCAACGTCTGGCGAGGAGATCTCGGTCATCGTTGACGGCGTCAAACTGATGGCTGTGCAGAACTTGTCGTGGAAGGCCAGCCAATCCAAGTCCGTGGTGCGTGGCGCTGGCTACCGCAAGCCTCACGCTGTCGGCAGAGGACCGAAGGAGTACGAGATCGACTTCGAGGTCAAGGAGTTGGATGCTGGCGTTCTGGAACAGGCGGCCAACGCTGCCAGGTCGTCGACTGTGACCAGCAAGAAGTTCAAGATTGGCGACATCGAGTTCTCCGATCTTCTCGACCTTCGCAACTGCACGATCCTTGTGCTCTACCCTCCCAAAAACAACTACCAGCGGACCATCAAGTTCACTGGCTTCGAGTTCACCGACAACGAGGGTGGGTTTGCCGTCGACGACGAGTCTGTCGGCCGAAAGATGTCGGGCATTGCGATGGATGCTGAAGGCCTGGTTTAGGCAGGCACTGCAATGGTAGGAGAGGAGACTATGTCGAGCCAAGACGTCTCTGACTTGATGGACAAGATCGATGCTGTGGGAAATAGCGTAGATGCTCTTATTGGGCGTGTGGCGGCGGTGGAGCAGAAGGTCGATACCGTCATGTGCAAGGCGCTGCGGCACGATACGATTCTCGGGTGGATCAAGCTCGGTGCTGTGCTGCTGGTCGGCATCGGCATCGGGCTTGGCATTATCACGGTCAGCGATGTGATCAGCATCGCCAAGTAGGAGACCACATGAACGACCAAGCACAGATCCAGCACTACGAGAGCCCGGAAGACAAGGCAGCAAGCATCGTCGCTCGCATCAAGGAAGAGCAGCCTGGTATTCGGTTGTTCCAGGTGGTGATTCCCGACGATCCGACTGCCATCTACATTGCACGCAAGTCGTCGTGGTCGGAGTACAAGACCATGCTCGGCACCGTCAAGAACGAGGCGCAGGCTTCCGAGACGATCATTCAGCGGTTCCTGGTCTACCCCAAGCCGGACTACGAAGCCATGCAGACTGAGTGGGACCCCGGGTTGATCATGACGCTGGCGCAGCAGATCCAGAAGGGTCTCGGGTTTACCCAAGGAGCCAGCGTAAAAAACTGGTAGAGGCCGAGCGGCGTGCGGTGCGCTCGGATGGCCACAAGCAACTCCGGGCGCTCATCTGCAAGACGTTCGGCAACTACTCGTTCGCTGCCGTGGATGCCTTGAGCGTCGACGACTTTGCCGAACTGGCTGGATCGGCTCTTTGGCTGCAGGACCGTGAGGCTGAAGCCAATAAACCGAAAAAGGGGAGACGCAGATGATGGGTGGCGGCATGCAGCACTCCATCGGGGTGCTGGTAAAAGGCAACGACGCACTGACGTCGAGTCTGCACTCAGCGTCGTCTGCTCTTGATGCGTTCGGCAAGTCGGCAGAAGAGGCTCAGTCTCGAGTCAACGGCCTGCAAACCCCCAACATGGATACTGCTGGCCTCAAAAAGTCCGGCAAGGATCTGACGGCTCTCGGCGCTACCGGCATGGCAGTCGGCGGTGCGATCATGGCTGGCATGGGCGTGTCTGTGCAGTCTGCCACGGCGTTCGGCAAGGAGATGGCGACAGTCGCAACGATGGTCGACACGTCCAAGGTCAACGTCGACGCACTTGGTCAGCAGATGATGACGCTGGGAGCGCAGTACGGTGCGCTACCGACTGACACTGCGAAAGCGTTGTACACCACGATGTCTGCTGGCTTTGCCGACACCACTGACGCAACCATCCTGATGACGGGAGCGATGAAGTTGGCAAAGGGCGGCGTGGCAGGCCTGGAGCCTACGGTCGATGGCCTCACGTCGATCATGAACAGTTACGGCATGAAGGCCTCCGAAGTCGGAACGCTGTCAGACCAGATGTTCGTGGCGACGATGGCCGGCAAGACCACCATCGAGGAGTTAGCCGGCAGCCTGGGCAAGGTCACGCCGCTTGCGTCCTCCATGGGTGTTGGCGTGGACGAGTTGCTTGGCTCCGTGGCTGCATTGACCCTTGGCGGTATGGGCACTGCAGAGGCTGTGACGTCGCTGCGAGGCGTTATGTCGAGCGTGATGAAGCCTACCAAGGAAGCGTCCGATATGGCCAAGGAACTCGGCATTGGCTTCGACGCTGCCACGCTCAAGAGCATGGGCCTCCAGAACTGGCTCGCCATGGTGGCCGAAAAGACCGGCGGCAGCCAGGAGAAGATGGCTGTGCTGTTCGGCCAGGTCGAAGCGCTGTCTGGCGTGCTCGCTCTGACGGGGCCGCAAGCTGGTCAGTTTGCCGGCGTAATGGACCAGATCGGTAATTCTGCTGGTGCGGCAGACGCAGCGTTCCAGAAGGTCAACGCCAGCGCTGCAGCAGGATTCGACAGAGCGGCGGCAGGAGCAGAGGCGCTCAAGATCACCATCGGCAATCAACTGCTGCCTACCATCAACGCCATGAGCGACTCGTTTTCCGGCATTGCTTCGGGCTTCCAGACGTTTGCCGACGCTCACCCGATTCTGGCTCGACTGGCGGTCGTGCTGCCAACAGTCATCGCCGGCGTCGTCGGAATTGGCGGTGCGCTCCTGGTGCTAGTGCCGATTGTCATTTCTGCAATGGCTGCGATCAACCTGTCGACTGGCGGCTGGATCTTGATCATTGGCGGCCTGATTACTGCGATCACCGGGCTCGTTATGTACTTCTCGACGTCGTCGGAGGAGATCGGCGACTCGATGAGTTGGCTTACCGATATCTGGGATGGCGTCAAAGCAGCGTTCATGGCTCTTGTTACGCCGATTGCTTACGGCCTCGGGTTTTTGGCTGGAATCTTCACGATGGTGTGGCAGAAGCTTGCTGACTACACGAACCAGGTGTGGCCGATGATCAAGCAGGTGATTATGGGCGTTTGGAACGCCATTATGTATCTGCTGCAGCCGGGCCTGGACGCTCTTTACAACCTGATGGTCGGTGGGTGGAACGCAATCCTGGCGCTGGTCAACGGAACGTGGGAGGCCATCAAACTGGTCGTCGTCACTGCGTGGAACATCATCTACGAGTCACTTGCTATGGTGTGGAACCTGATCTCTGGCCTCTTCAAGACGTTTTTGCAGCTTCTGACCGGCGATTGGTCGGGTGCGTGGGAGACGCTGAAGGCGACTGCGCTGGCCGTGTGGGAGAACATCAAGGGCATCTTTGGCTCGATCATCTCCTACTTTACGGGCATGGCGCAGACCTTCTGGGACGCAGGGAAGGGGTTTGTGAACGCCATCTGGGAGGGCATCAAGGCTGCGTGGGGATCGCTCGTAGACGGCGTAAGTGGCATGCTGAGCGATCTGCGAGATCTGCTGCCGTTCTCGGACGCCAAGGAAGGACCGCTGTCGAACCTGACTGGCTCTGGCGGCGCCTTTGTGCAGACGTTCGCCAACGGCATCAGCGGAGCCGCTGACTACGCTGTGTCAGCGCTGTCCAGCGTGTTGGGAACGCTGCGTGAGTTCCTGCCGTTCTCAGACGCCAAGAAAGGACCGCTATCTGAGTTGACCAAGTCCGGTGCGTCGTTGCTTCCTACGTTTGCCGAGGGCATTCAGAACGGTGGCAAGTCGCCGGCGAACGCCATGTCGGAAGCAATGGGCGCCATCTCCATGGAGCCGCCAGCGCCGTCTCGGTATGCTGGCGAAGACCAGGCTGGCAGTGCTGGCAAGACGAGCGTGACGTTTGCCGCAGGCTCCATCGTCGTCAACATCGCAGGCGACAGACCACTGTCGGACCTCGAGGATGAACTGGCTGCGATTTTCGGACGGCTGGCGCTCAGGATGGGAGGGTCCGTCTGATGGCTGATGCAGTGTACAACGAAGGGTTCGAGACGGTTTACCTCGGTGCGGTGAAGGCTGACGGCTCGCCGGACATCGCTAATCTGTTGTTTCAGTTTCCGGTGCCGCACCGCCAGATGTCAGTTCGCCAAGTTTCGAAGATCGACGAGGTCAAGATCCCTGGCCGCAGCGGAAAGCAGAAGCAGGCGGTCGGATACGAGGACACGGAGATCTCGATAGGCATCACGCTGGTGGACCGGGAGGACAAAACCGGCACGGTTACGTACTCGGCCGTCCAGCAGTTCCAAGAGTTGCAGGCAGCGTTCCGGGACCGCAGCAAGCCAGTGGCCACAAAGACGGCTGTGCCTGGCACTGCGGTGGCCAACGTGCCCACCGTGTTTGCGATCAAGTCTCGGCTTACCGACGCTTGTGGCATCAAGACTGTGGTCTTCAAAGGTCTCGACGTGGCTGATGTGACTGGCGATACGGCGCTCGATGTCAGCCTCACGATGGTCGAGTTTGAGCCTACGACCAGGCCGGCTGAAAAGCGCAAGAAGAAGAAGGTGTCGGAACTGGACCAGTACATGGCTGACAGCGCGTACTACGATGCGCTCGAACTGGCGGACCAAGAGTCGGAGTTCGTAGGGCCCGTGCAGGGTGCGACGCCAGCACAGATCGCTGCAGCGGCTGCGGACGACGCTGCAGCCAACGCTGCGCACGATGAGGAAGTGGGAACGGAAGATCCTTTGGCTGCGGCATTCCGACAGGGCAAGTCCGACGCCATGGGCAAATCGCTGGGAGGCTTGAGAATGTAATGGATTCTTGGCTCGCTCCAGAAATCGAGGTCAGCATCGACAACCAGACGGACAGCGAAAGTGTGTCTCGCATGGTTGTGACGGCTGCTCGTGGTCAGCCGCTGGCGACCATCGAACTCGAGATGTCCAACGTGCGATTCGAGTGCGAGGCGCTCGTTGAGTCGTTGCGTTCTGGCGAGGCAGGCTTGGTTGTGCGCTGGGGCTACCGTGGGTTGGACCTGACGCCGTTGTTCGACGGGTCGGTCAAGTGGTTCGAGATCCGAGACAAGTTGACGCTCATCGGCGTCTGCCGCAATCGACCGCTGGCAGAATCCAGGATCACTCGCACCTACAAGGACGAACAGGCAGCGAGCATCGTGAAGCACCTGGTCGAACCGTTCGGCTATTCCGAACTGTTGATCGACGACCCAGGCATGACGCTCGACAAACTCCCGATGGACGGCGACTCGGCTCTGGCTGCCATCGAGTGGCTGACCAGACGACTGCAACTGCAAACGCACACTGTGTGGGCAGACGCAACTGGGCGATTCCATTGGGAACCTATCGACGAACAGCAGGAGTCGTGGGCGATTTTCACACACGGCGAGGACGTCATCACGTGGCAAGCGCTGCCTGGCGACCGTCGACTGCTGGTTGTGGCTGGCACCGAACTGTGGCACTCTCAGGTAGTGCAGGTAGGCAATCGAGAAGACGAGGACCCGCCCAGGTACTTCGTCGAGCAGGTGCGGCATACACTTGGCGCCGTCGAAGGCGAAGGCATGCGAACGATGGCGTGGTTGCGGAGGCTTTCGTGAGTGGCGATCTGGCGTCAGCCATGAAACTGATGATCGAGTCGCTGAGACCCGACCTTCGAAAGTACTTCAGGCCGTCGGTGCGTGGCAAAGTGACGGCCGTCGATGCCGAGGCATACCGAGTCGATATTGTGGTCGGCGACGACTCAACTGCAGAGGTCCCGGGTCTGGCATTGCCAGCGGTGCCTGTTGCTGCGCTGTTTGCGCAGGACGGGTACGGCGTGTGGGCGCTCCCGGAAGTCGATGCTGAGGTGACTGTGTCGTTCCACGAGGGAGACCCGACCCAGCCCTACGTCGAGTCGCCGCTGTACTACCAGAACGCTGCACCGGCCGGCTTCACGCCAGGCACCATTGCGCTTGTCGGCAAGCACGGCCAGAAGTTGGAGTTCAAACCGGCATCCAACGAGATCGTCATCTCGACGTCCAGCCTCAAGATGATCTCGACGCAGAAACGCCAGGAGGCCATCGTTGGCCAGCAGTCACAACGCTTCGTGGGCGACCGCACAACGCTCGTGGAAGGTGCAGAATCTGTGGAAGCAGACTCGTGGCGAGTGCAGGCCACCAGGTCTGCCAGCGTGACAGCCGAGGCTATCACGGAAACAGCATCTGGCGAGATCCGGCAAAAGGCTGGTGGTGCATTGCGCCAGCAGGTCGGAGGCAGCGCAAGCCGTACAGTGGCTGGTGGAGCCACTGACGCAGTGGCTGGCAATCGCCGTGAGGTCGTAGGCGGCTCCTACGAGATGCTCGTGGCTTCGACGCCAGGCATCGCAGCACCGACGCCGCAGCCAGCGTGGCACATCGTCGTCAACCTTGGCGACGCTGCCATCGACTCTGTTGGTGGCATGATCAACATCGGAGCCAATCCGGTGCTGCCACCGACAGCCATCAACGTAGGATCGTCGGTGCCAGCACCAGTCAACCTCGGTGGTCTCGGAGCGGTCGGGCAGGGTGCAGTGTACGGCCCCAATCTTGTCACGCTTTTGACTGGCCTGTTGGCAGCGCTGAAGACGCCATTGCAGATCGGAAATCTGGGAGCGCCGACGGCGCCTAACCCAGCGTTTATCACGCTGGTAGCGGCGGTCGAGGCTCAACTTGCAACGCTGCTGTCAACCAAGGTGTTCATTTCGCTGTTGTAGGAGACGCTGATGGGTTTACTCGACGATCTGCCAGAACTCAAGGAGGCCATTGCCGATGCGTTCAAGGCAGCGATGGAGGACCTGTTTGTGCTGCCGGAAGGCTTGTCGGAGGCCGACCAGAACGCCATCAAGGCCAACTGGGCCAAGCTTGGGTCGGCGGTAGCAGACGGCACTGCCGAGCCAATCTTGCAGCACATTGTCGACCACGGCGGGACTGGCGGTGGCACGCCAGGCATCGGGGGCGGGCCTCCCTACTTCGAAATTCCTTTGAAGTTCACTGCCGTAATGCACGGCGATGGTTTGCAGATAGCGTCTGGGCAGTTTTCATTTGACGCCGGCGCCTACGATGGGTTCGACTTCAAGTTGCAGGCTGTGGCGTGGGCTGCGGGAACCACTGGCGTAACCGCTCGCATTCGCCTGCGCAACGTCACAGCCGACGAGTACGTGACAGGCGCTGATCTGACAACGACGGCAAACTCAGCCACAACGCTGACGTCGGCTGCGCTGACTGTCGGCATCGCTGCTGGCAATTTGAGGTCGGTCGCAGCGATTTACGAACTGAGGCTGGACGTCGAGAACGGCGTACGATTGGACGACATGGCTCTGTTTGGCAGCGCTTGCCTGCGGTTGGAGGTGTAACGTGGCAACCAATATACTCTTCAAGAACTACACTTGTTCGACGAGAAAGGAGTTCTTGCAGAAGATCTACGACACGCTGGCGAGTGACCCGAACTGGACCGTCATCCACGAGGAGGGCGGGTACGACACTTCGTCGCCGGCAGACGGTGACTATTTCGTTGTGGAGTGCGACGCTGGCTGGGCAGATGACGGATCTGTTCATCAGCAACTGCTTTTTTGTGCGAACGACAACTCCACTACCACCAAGACGTTTGGAGGATCTGCTGGAAACAAGTGGACGATTCTGGACGACTCCATCAGCGTGATCTATTCGCCGGATGGTGGTTGGAATGGCACCACTAAGGAGTTCTCGGACAACGCTGGCAGTTTGGTTGAAAAGCAGATCGATTGGGACCCGAGCACAACTGCCACGCCAGGTCTCACGATGTCGGCTGCTACAACTGCCAATGCGATCATGTGGTGGGGAATAGAAGCGTCGACGCAGGTCGGTGGATTCGCAGGCGAACTCGACACCACTGACAGCGACGTCGAAGACCCCCGGCCATGCGCTGTGTTTTGGGGGTACGGGCATCTGTCACCGTCGACCAGTTACTCGTGGGCGCACGTCAGTAACGTCGCCGGCTACACGCCCAACCAAGACCGAGACGGATGGTACTCGGCTGTCAGCGATTCGAGCGGCACTCGCATCGACACTTACGGCCAGGCCAAGCAGTCTGGAGCGTGGGTGCAATGGCCGCTGCCTGTCTATTCTGTATCGCCAGCCCGTATGGCAGGCACGTTCGGCATCATCAAGCGCATCTCGACTAGCGTGGCTGCCGGCGATGAAAATGCAGACCATACTCGAGTCGTCTTGAACGGCATCACGTTTCCGTGGAGCGGCTCATGAGCACCGTGGCGATGAGCGAGGTCGGAGAGGCTTTGGCCGGCTACCAGCGAACGCTGCGGTCAGTGCAGCCACGAGTGTACTTCGTGATGCGTGGCAAACGAAAGATCGGTGGACAGATCGATACATGGCGGTCTCGTGGAGAACCAGATCTGCGTCCTGCTACGCACGAAGGCGTTGTGTTGCTGGACCAACTGACAAGGGAGTAGTACGATGGCAGGTGCGAGGTGGGACAGGCCCAGGCCGCCGTTGGCAGCCAAACTGCAGGCGGCTGCAGCAGCGCTCCAGTCGGCAGTGCAATCGGACCTGGCCAATCGCACAAATGCAGTACGGGCAATGGCCAACGTCGTGAAACTGGTCGAGGCTTCGAGAGGTAAGACCGAGTGAGCGCAAGATGGAAATCGCTGGCAGTGCCGCAGATTAACGGTGTCCCAGAGGCCATCGAGTCTGTGGCCTCTGCAGTCGATGTCTTGGCTGGTCTGCTGGACGTCTTGAGCGAGTTGATCGACACGCTCGCAGCCCTGATGTCTGCGTACATCGACCCCGTGCAACTTGCGATGCAGGCGCTGATCGCCGTGCTGTCAGAACTGCGAGACCAACTGCTGGCGCTGATGTCTGGCTTGATCTGGTTCTACATGGACCCGGGCCCGCTGCACGCCAACGCAGAGCCAGACGGTCTTGCTGGTTTTCTGGACCGCTGGGCTAGGTCGTTCGACGACGCTGGCGACAAAGAGCGGCCAGTATTGCCGGAATCCACACAAGTGTCAGCGATGTTCATCGTTGTCGGTGCTGACACGCTCGGCGCATTCAAGGAGTTCCTGGTCAAATTGGGAGAACTGCTGTACCTGCCAGATCTCGAACTGGCAGAACTTGAGAGCGAAACGTCGCTGCAGCAGTCGCTCGAGGCAACCATGTCTACGCCTCCGGATTGGCGGCAAGTGACCATTGGAACGGTCCTCGTGCCGTTCAAGCGCCTGGCTGAGATGCTCGACAAGTGCGTGCAAGTGCTGCTGCCGGCTGAAGCCTACGCTGACGTCCTGGCCCAACTTGCGTTCATCATTCAGGAGAAGGCGCTGGCCATGGCAGACCTGGCAGCACAACTGCAGGGGCTGGCTGATGCGTTGGAGGCGATCATGGCTTCAACGGGCTTGCACAGCCTCGTAGTCGACGCCATCGGGATTCCTGCGTTGATTGCCGCCGCAAATGACGCAGAGGCGCCGCCACCGTTTGCGCCAGATGCATACGTCGGTGGCGTGTGCTTTTTTGCCGCCACGCCTGATTTCGCACCGCTGATCACGCTGTTGGGGGAGGGAGTCGATGACTGACGCCGCTGTGAACCTTGGGCGGGACATCCTGCTGGTCGATGGCGATCTGAGCATCACGCCAGCAGGAGACGTGGCTGTCACCGGCAACGGCCGAGTCTGCCTTCTGCAGGACATCGGGCACCTGCTGGATACGGTGCCTGGTGACCTCGGGGGCCACCCGACATACGGCGCTGGCGTTTCTCGTCTGGTCGGCGAGGAGACCCGCCAGGATTTCGAGGCGCTCGTAAAGCGAGCCATCGAAGACGCTCTGCTGTACGACGAGTCGGTTGCGCCCCGCATCGAGCCTGAGTCGGTGGTCGTGACGGTGCGGCAACGAACAACTACGTCCATCACCTTCGACATTCAGTTCCAGCCTCTGGACGAAGAGTACACGACGCCAGAGAACTTGATCTGGGAGTTCAAATAGGAGACGCCATGATCATCAAAACGTACTCGCAGATTCTTGGTTCTGTGTTGGCAACGATAGGCACCAGGTCGTCGCTCACGAACTTCAATGTCGGATCGGTCATCCGCACCATCACCGAAGTGTTCTCGCTTGTCGTCGGCGAGTTGTATGCGTTCAGTTCCGACATGCTCAAACAGGGATTCTTGGACACCGCAACCGGCGTGTGGCTGGATCGCCATGCCAGCGAGGTTGGAGTCACCAGGCGGCCCGCCGTCAAGACCAAGGGGCTCGTGCGCTACTCTCGGCGGTTGCCTCGAGCCACCAACGTGCCGATTCCTGCCGGCAGCATCGTCACCACGCCGAAGGATGCCAACGGTGTTGAGTACCGCTACTTCACGACCACCGAGGCGGTGCTGCTGTCTGGTCAATTGTACGTGGACGTCGAGGTGGAGGCGGAAACGGCAGGCTCGGCATACAACGTCGGGTCCAACGTCATCACCAAGATGACGACGTTCATCTCCGGCGTCGATTTCGTGTCGAACGCATCTGACTGGATCACGACAGTAGGCGTCGACGAGGAGATCGATGGGCTTCTGCGCAAGCGCTGCTACCTGGCTTGGGAGGAGTTGTCGCAGGGCGGAACTGCGCCGGCGTACGTCTCGTGGGCTATGTCGGTGCCTGGCGTCAAGAGCGCTTTCGTGGACGACACGCTGCCTCGAGGCGAAGGCACGCTGGACGTGTACATTGTCGGCGAGGCGGGGCCTCCCGAGCCGGCGCTGATTGCAGCAGTGCAGGCATTGGTCGACGAGAATCGTCCGATCACTGCAGACGCTCTGGTGTTGGCTCCAGACTCGGTGGTGGTCCCCGTAACGATGACCGTGGTGCCGCAGGTCGGGTACGACACGACGGTGATGGACACAGAGTTGCGGCGGCGGCTGGCTGTCTACTTCTCGGACGTTGATGACGACACGCTTGCCATCGATCCGCTGGGAGTCGGTCGCAACGTGGTGCCAAGCCGAATCATCGCCATTGCGATGGCTGTGCCTGGCGTGTACTCTGTGACTTTGGCGGCGCCGGCTGCTGAGGTCGAGATCGCTTCCAACGAGTACCCGGAGTTGGGAACGATCACAATCACCATGGGGATACCGAGCGATGAGTAGACCGTCGGATACCATCGACCACATCAGCGACTATCTCTGGTGGCTACTGCCGACGTTTCTCAAGCGTAAGGCACGCAACGAGTCGCTGTTGGCGACGCTGTTGGACATCTGGGGCGAGGAGTTGGGAACCTACCGCAGCCACGTCTCTGACGTCCTCAGCGTTATGCTGCCGGCTACAAGCGAAGGCGACTGGCTGGATCGTATTGCCAGAGCCAAACAGATCCTGCGCCTGAGCGGCGAAACAGACGAGTCGCTGCGGGTACGAGTGGCATCAGCGTTCGACGTCAAGCGCAAGGCAGGCACGATTCCTGGCATGATCGCCGCCATGGCCAAGATCGGTTACACCGTCGTCGTCTCCGAGCCGAACAAGGGGACATCCAAGTGGTCCAGGTTCGTGGTGTCGCCAACAGCGTGGGACGGCGTTGTGGCAGCGCAAGAGGTGTTCTACCAGGTGGCCAATGCTCTGCGACCTGCTCATACTCGAGTCTTGGTCGACTCTGCTTTGCCGGCTTGCACCTGGGATGATTGGGAAGATGGCGTCGACGAGCCACTGACGTTGGACGACGATGGCACGTTGGACGACTGGACAACGTAAGGAGATGTTGGATGGCACAGAATAGAACGCACGACTACCGTGGCCCCCGCTCGTCGGAGAATCTCAACCGGCACTTTACCGACCTGGTGCCTGTAGGTGTGTATCGAGGCCTCCACGTGGCAGCGGACGGCGTTATTGCGCCGGGCGTGCTGCTGACTGCGGAGGGCATTCGCATCGAGCAAGACACTGCGACGTCGGTGGTGGTGCCGGCTGGCGACGCTACGCACACCAGATTCGACTTGATCGTCTGCAACCACGAGTACGAGAAAACGGTGCCTGCTCCGGCAGCAACCTTCGAGGTGATCGAGGGGACGCCAGCCGCAAGCCCCGCCATGCCGGAAATTCCAGAGCATTGCACGCTGCTGGCCGTCGGCGTGATGCTGGCCACCGAAACCGAGTGGGACACAGTCATCCCGGCGCCGAAGGTGATCTCGGCAGTCAACTGCTACGTCGACGCCGACCAGGCGTGGCACGTTCGCCACGGCGATGAGGGCGCCATGCTGATGGCTTACGAAGGCTTCAACGACCACGGCGGTGAGTTCAAACTCTTCGTCCTCGAGGCTGGAACGCTGGCAGACGACGCAGTGATTACCTGGGGAGACGCACAGTTGACCATCTCGGCCGAGGGCATCCAGGCCTGCGTCGAGTTGCAGACCAGCAAGATGGACAAGGCAGGAGGGACGTTTGACGGCCCCGTGGAGTTCGACGACACAGCGACCTTCAACGACGCTGCCATCTTCAACCACGAGGACCCAACCGCCGTGGCCTTTGACGACTGGATTACCTTCACCCGTCATGCGGTGCCGGCGCAGGCCAACAGCCACAAGTGGCTCAACAAGACCTACTATTGGGAGTCAGTTACAGACCCGACTGGGACGACGCTGATCGTTCCCATCCCAGCGATGGTTGGTGCTGAATTGGTAAGCGTCGACATCGGCTTGAAAGGCCATGTGTCAATCGACTACGAGTGCGAGGTTGGGTTGTCGAAGGTGCCGTTTGGCAACATGCTCGGTACGGTCGACTTCTCGGAAGAGACGTGGGATCTGACGCACAACGTCGAGGTCTTCACCAACTTGGTGGTCAAGGACCCTGTGACTCCGTTTGGCGCTCTGCCGTATGCGTTCGTCGATAGCGAGACGCTGTACCTGCGAGTGCGCACCGGCGCTGCTGGCATACTGTTCACCGGGGCTCGTTTCAACTATCGGCGCAAGCGGATCGCTGTGTGACGTCCTCGTCCGCAAACTCCCGCACCCAGTCAGGAACTCGATCCGTCAGGCGCTCCAGCCCGACCACCAGCCGTGGCTTGCCACGAGCCTCTGAGTAGACCTTGGCAAATCCGGCAAAGGTGATCTGGCAGTCGTCTCGCCAGATTGCCTTCAGGCCGTCGTATAGCCCCTTCTTGATGTTGTCCTCGTCCGGTTTGACCGGCGCCCACATGAACCCCTCTTCCAGGCCCGCCTTCAACTCACCCGTGCGTTTGGAGCGCTCGCACAATCGTTTCGGGCGAGGCAACACCACGACCAGCGTGATGCGCACGGGTCCCTCGAGCAGTTCTGCCGGCAGCGCCTTCGACGCAGTGTAGGCAACGGCCGCCTTCCAATTCTCCGTATGGCGTTCTGGGTACACTCGGACGTCGCCACCTGGAGCTGCGCTGCGGGCCCGGGCTGCTCCCTTCGGCTGCAGCGGTATCACAAACTTCCACACCATCACGATACTCCAAGTGCTGAGATGGCTTCCCGCCGTCCGACCAGCGCCAAGTGCGACATGGCTCGAGTCACGGCCACGTAGAGTAGGTTGCGCTCCTCTGCGTCCTCTGCAGCAGTCTTGCCCCGCTGTACGCCCATCGAGGACCCTACGCCGACAACCACCACGTTCTCGAACTCGAGGCCCTTGCTGGCGTGCGCCGTCATAATCACAGCGTCGGCCGCAGCGTCAGCGCCTGGCAACAGATCCTGCAAATCTCGACGCTGATACCACGCGACGAAATCTGGCAGCGTCATCTCCGACTTGGCATCCTGCCGCACGACGCTCGCATCCTCGGCAGAGTAGCACGCCACCAGGTGGCCAACCTCAGTAGTCTCTGGCGACTCGACAGGCCGGCACATGCCGATGGACTTGGCCTTCGTGGCCAGCCACTCGCATTGCGGGTCCATGGCATACCTGGCGGCCAAGAACGCCTTGCGCCATTCTGGCTGGGCGTAGCGGTCGAAGCCAGGACTGGCTACCATCGCTGCGATTCCCTGCTGCTCCAAGAACGCACTGACCTCGACGATCTCGTGATTCGTGCGGCAGAGGATGTGCACGGGCCCACCAGTCTCCCGCAGCATAACGCCAGCCGCAATGGCTGCCACCTCGGGCGAGTGCTGCTCGACGCTCGAGAACCAGCCACGTACGTCGCCTGCGTTGGTCTTGAACGGCCGGAGGTCCAGGCCAGCACCTGGCTGCACCAGGTTGGCGACGTCCAAGATCCGAGCGCCAGATCGGAAGTTCATCGTGATAGGCCACGTGGCATCGACCTGCGCTTGCCAAAGATGCTCGGAGTTGGCTCCCCGGAAGCCATAGATGGCCTGCTGCGGGTCGCCTACGATAAACGTCCTGTCGGGCTCCACCAGGCCAAGAATCTGAGCCTCAGCGTCGTCGACATCCTGGTATTCGTCCCAGAGGATCGTCCTGGCGTGACGACGAAACCACGCACGCACATCGGCGTGGGCCTGCAACGCTGCCACGAAGTGGTGGACCAGCGAGCTGACGTGTACCAGTCGGTTGGAGCGCATGTAGCGAGCCACGTGCGTTGCCAACGCCTGCTCGCCAGCGTCGCCCCACCGCTTTGGCTCATCTCCCTGCGCCGCCTTCTTGACCTTCGGGCAGACCTTCGAGCGCAACGAGCACACGCTTGCCACGTGGTCGACCACTGCGTCTGTCTCTGCATCTGTGAGCGGCGTCTGCCGATGAGCGCCGTCGGCCGCCATGGCCAGCGCCAAATAGGCCATGCCGTGGATCGTGCCAGCGTAGCCGATGTCGATGCCGTGCTCTCGCCGCACCCGACTGCGAATGGTCTCCCCAGCTCGGCGGGTAAAAGTGATCGCCAGCATGGCCTCCGGATCTGCGCCGTCTCGCAGCCACCTGCCAATCTGCTCCACCAGCAGCGTGGTCTTGCCTGCGCCAGCCACGGCGATGATACGCTTGTGGCGTGCGACGTTGGCCACAGCGGCTTCCTGCTCCAGTGTCAGCAGCATGGATGGCCTCCAGCCGCAGTCTCTGCGCCCTCGAGGCCGTGGCGCTCGACGTCGGCCACGACCTTATCCAGCCAGCGACCAGCGTGCCTGCAGATCTCCTTGGTGGCTCCGTAGGATGCCCCAGCGATCTGGCCTTTGTCCGTGTGGATTGCGATAATCATAACAGCGTCGCACTTGTAGTACTGTGCGAGTCGTTTGGCGTGCATGACTGTCGGTTTTTGCATGGTGCCTCTTGAAAAAGACCCCGGTGCCCAACCGGGGAAACACGACCTGACAAGAGTATTGTGCAAGGCACGCTTCCGGGCCAGAAGCATGCGGTTACTCCTTGTTCGCCAAGCAGAACCGCACCAAAGAGCCACGGGCAGTTCTTTCCGTTTGCGCGCTCGGAAGGGCTGCCAACCACCACTGCGCTTGCTGGGACGCCTCCCGAAAGGGGCCAGCCAAGCCACCGCACTTGGCTGACCTTTCGAAGTGCGACCTACGTTTCCTTGTCAGCGCCCATCTTCGCCAACTTCATCAGGTACTTCTGGCGCTCAACTTCCTGGGCCGCTGCAAAGCGTCGCAGCGTTGCAGTAACAGTATGGTCCGATGGCAGGATATCGCTAACCACGGAAGCGTATGGCTCGCTCGTCACCAGGTGCCACAGGATCCTGCCCGTCACAGCGGCGTCCGTGCCAGCGTCGTGCATTGCGCCATCTGCGTGAATGCCGAGTTTCTCTGCCACGGCGGCCAACTTGTGACGTCCCGTCCCCTTCCAAAAACGGCCGATCTTGTCGTGGCGCACCAGCAGCAGCGTGTCGACTCGGACTGCATTGGACCACAGAACGTCCAGATCGATGCCGGCAATCCTCGCCACAATGGCGTCGTCGAATCGGAATCCGTTGTACGACACGATCACCGAAGCGTCTGCAAGACCAGCAGCGAGGTTTGCGATCACATCCGAATCGCTCGGCGCATCGGCGACCATGGCGTCTGTGATTCCGTGCACTGCCGATGCCTCCTCGGGAATCCGCAAGCCAGGATTGCACAGCGTCTTTGCCGCCTTAACAACCTGCCCGCCCTCCATCCGAACGAGCGCCACCTGCACAACTCTGGCAGTCTCCGGCTCGGCGCCCGTTGTCTCGAGGTCGTAGATCGTCCAAGGCATGTACCGCCAATCGATGTCAGCCATCGCTTCGCTCCCCCATGTCGACCACAGCCCAGCCAGCCGGAATAGACTGTGCCCGATGGCAACTGGCCAGGACGACAGCGTCGAACGCTTCGATGTCCAGGCCTGCCATCAACCGAGTCAGCCACTTGCCGGGCAACTCAGCGCTCTCCAGCGTGAGCACTCTTGTTCCCCCTTTCGGCGGCAGTGCGCTGAGCATCGCAGCAGCGAACAAGACCTTCTCGCCACCCGACAGCGTCTCCACATCGATGTCGACTCCGTCTTTGTGGACGCCGAACATCTTGGCTTCCAAGTCCACGATGAACGTGCCGTCGATCCCCATGCGATGCAGACTGCTCGTAATGCGGTCGACGATAGGAGCCGTCGCAGCCTGGATGCTGCCAATCACGCCAGCAGCAGCCCCCTTGTGCGCCGCCTTCAGCACCGTGGCAGCCATGCTCTTGCCATCGACGTTGATCTCGGCGAGCAGGGTGTCCCTGGCCCTGGCTGCGTGGGCTGCCTCGACTCGTCGCTGCAACATCTCGATGTCAACCGTCAGATCCTCCGCATCGCCAGGAGGCGGCACCGGGTCGGCACGCAGTTGGTCGAGTTCCATTGCCAGTCGAGTGCGCTCGTTGCTTGCCTCGGTGAAAGCGTCCAGCGCCTGCGTAAGCTTGGCGACGAGACTTTCGGCTGCCACGTGCTGCTCGTGCAACTTGGCTCGCTGGTCGGCCCACCGTTGGAACGCTGACTGGTAGCCTTCCTGTGCCTGGCGCAGCATCTCGAGTTCTCGCAGCCGCATGGTGTACTCGGTCTCGACCTGCGCCACGTCCTTGGCCGCTCGCTCTGCGTCCGACCGCTGTTCGTTGGCGTGCTGGATCTTGCCAAGCACCGCCGCCTTACGGCGCTCCCAATCGCTGATCTGAGCACGGAAGTTGGCTTCCTGCTCCACAGCGTCAGCTCTCGCAGTCTGCAACGCTCGCAGGTTATCCAGCAACGCTTCCACGCGAGCCATCTTCTGATTGAGCACCTCCTCGGCGCCCGCCGCAAACTCGACCAGATCTTCAGGCGCAGGACAAGCTCGGCACATCACGGGACAGACGCCAGTCTGAGCCGCCTCCCAACGCTGGCGCACCGGTCGTCCCTCGTTGCGTTCCGTCTCAATCTGAGCGTTGACCGCTGCGATCTCAGCGTCGTACATCTCGGGCGAGCACTCAGGCCTCGTAGGCTCGCACGCTTCCACGTCAGCGTACTCGTGCTCGAACGTCTGCAACTGCAGCGTCCACGTGGTCATGGCATCTCGCCCACGCTGGGCATCCCGGATCGCCTGCTGCAGCCCAGCGACGTTGACCTCGAGGCCACGCATGGCTCCCAAATCCGGTCTGGTAGGTTCGACACGCTTGTGCGTCTCCAGCGCCTCTCTGGCAGCGTGCGCAGCCGCATTCGCCGCCTCGATGCTGGTGACTTGCGTCTCGAGTTCGTTGATCTTGCTGGTCAGCCTGGCGATCCGAGTGAGGTAGCCATCGATGCTGGCAAGGTAGCGAGCGTGGTCCCCTTTTGCCTTCTCCTGGTCCCTGGCCGTCGCCATAAGCACACTCAACTGCGCCTCGAGCGCTGGCACGTCAGCCGCAACTTCCACAGCGGCGCCACCAGAGTTCGTGGCCTCCATCGCTACCTTCAGCGACGTCTGTCGATCCTGCTCTGCCTTGTTTGCCGCATCTCGCAGCGCCTCAAGAATCTCCTCAGCCGACGCATCGGGCTTCTTGAACACAGCGAACGCCGCAGTCATTGCCTCCGAGCACTTCATCACCTCAGCCATCTTGACGAGGCGCTCTCGCAGATTCGTAGCGTCGTCCTTCGACATGCGACCTGCCACGTCCGGCTCGTTGGCTTTGCCCTTCTTGGCTGGTGGCTTCAGCGCAGCCTCCATGTGGCACATCGCCTGTGCAATGGCCCACCAGCGTTTTTCCTTGTCCTCGGGCTGCGGCAGGTACGTGGCGAGAATCTGCGCTCGCTCAGTATCGCCAGCCGAAACGAGACGTCCAAAATCGGCATAGATCAGGTCGCCTGCAAGCTTGGCAGCCGCAGCCTCAGCTTGGGGCCCGCTGTCGGTGCCGACAATCGTGACCACCTTTGCCTTCTTCTCAGTGGCCTTCAAGACCCGAGTAACACGATGCGTGTTCAACTCGATCTCGACCGTTGCCCCGTCTTCTGCCAGTTTGAGCAGGCGACCGGGGTCCTGCGTGTCGCCTTTGCCCATGCGCATCGACGCCACCTTGCCAGCCAACCCGAAGTGGATGGCAGCAATCAGTGCGCTCTTGCCCGTGCCGATGTCGCCCTGGAGCAGAGCAGCACGACCAAGGTCGTACTCTCCAGAGCGCTTCTTGAATCCCCTGTATCGGATCTTCATTGGGGTGTCCTCCTAGCTGAAAAAGCCGCTGAACGGGTCGTTCGAGTCAGTCTTTTTGGCAGCCGGTTGCTTGGGAACTTGTGCGGGAACGGGCTGAGGCTTGACCGGCGTTGCCACAGGCGCCTGAGGCGTCGTGACAGCCGCCGCAGCAGCAGGCTGAGGCCGCTCGGCGGGCATGGCCGCAGCAGCAGGCTGAGCGCTCGGCGCAGGCTTGGCATTGATGAGAGCCAACTCCTTGTGGCGCTTGGTGATCGCCATCTTGATGCTCGTGACCGTGTCGGGGTCCTGGTCTGCGACCGAATACTGGTTGGTCTCCCACCAAGCCTCGAGCGCTTCCTGCGTCTGGCTCGCACCGATGGCTTCGAGCGACTTACGCTTGAAGCTTTCTCGGGCAGCCCAGTCGCTTCGCTTGCGTTGGTCCTCTGCGTTCTTGCCATCGTCGTCGTCGTCGACGACCAGTCCGATCAGCGAGTTCAGAGCGTACCTCCGGAGGTACGAGATCGCGCTACCAATCGCCTGCGCTCCCATGTCGTTGGCAATCGGAACGCTGGCCTCGCTGGCCACGTACTCGCCAGTCGCTGAGTGGACGAGCCACGTCTCAACCACCACGAACCCAGGCTGGTGCGCAGTCGGCTGCATAACGACGATCCCATACTCGGAAAGCAGCGGACGCAGCACGTCCATGCATTCTGCGAGCGTTGCGTACGTGTAACTGAAAGTCCGACGCCCTTCGACTTTGACCGTCTTGGTTGCCACGACGGTTCTGAGAGCCGCTTGCACACCCGCAAGTTGACTCGCCAGATGTTGAATACTGTCGCTGTGTTTCACTTGGTCCTCCTTGTCTACGAGGCGGTCACGACCGACTGCCCGGGGTCAACGTACTGAACAAGCGTGTCAGCCTGCAGACGACCGTCTGCGATGGCTGCCGCCGTCTCCTCCTTCATCCGAGCCAGAAGCGCATCGAACGTCATCCCGAAACCACGAGCGACCAGTTCGATGGTGCTCTTCGTGGGCGGCTGGCGGTCAACCCGCTGGTTCAAACTGGGATAGGCCACAGAGTCTCCCTGCTGCTGCAGGGCCCGCACAAGGTCGGCGAACGTCAACCCACGCCGAGCCAGTTCGACGTCGATTGCCAGTCGCAGCGGATTCAGGTTCTTGATCATCGATCACCTCCAGTTGCCCGTGTATGGGCCGTTCAAGCCAAAAACAGCAAGCGTCTGAATCAGACCGCTCGCCGCAATTCCTGCTGCAGTGCGCAGATCGTCGGAACGCTGACGCCGACCATCCGACTCGCCGCCTCCTTGTTCCCGCCCTCCAGCGCAAGGGCCTCGACGATCCGCATTCGTGGGACGCCAGTCTTCGTGGAGCCAGCAGCAGCGGCGATCACGTTCGCCAGAGTCAGTGCTGCGTCCGAGTTGTCGACGTCCAGCACATCGTCTTCAACCGCCGGCTCCCACCGCATGCGCTTGGCCAGATTGTTCCGGATCTCCAGGCGCACGCACTTGCCAAGGTAGGTCCAGACTTGCGTGTCTCGCTCAGGGTCAAAGCGTTGTGCGTAGTGCACGGCCGCCAGAAGGCCATCGCCAACGGCGTCGTCAAACTCTGACGCCGGCAAGCCCATGCCAGCCACTATCGACCGCACCTTGTTCATCATTTCCTTGGCGTTGATCTGCATGGTCTCTCCTTTGCCGGTACAAGGCCCCGGCTTGGCGCTGGTGATGGGTAGGTTAGCCCCGGGCCTTGCGGCGGGCGATCTGCATGGAGCGCTCGCTCATGCTGTGGCAGGTGGTGTAGTGGCCAGCCGTGCTGTCATAGACCCGGACAGTCCCGTCGGCGTCCACGGTCATGCGGTAGGGGCGGCGGGTCTCGGTGCTGAATGCTTTGGTCGTCATTGTGATAGTCATCGTCTTCTCCGTCTTGTCATCGGCTGGCTCCCTGCCAACCACGTGTGCCACACTAGCGTGCCGTTCATCGGAATGCAAGAGACAATCTGAGTTTTTTTTGGCCTGCGGTTTGCGATTTTCTGCTTTCTGCAATCGGCAACGTGCGCCATACTCAACCAAGCGCGCAAGCGCTCCACCAAAGGGGCTCCCGCTGCTCGGCATCTTGGCCGGTGCCGAGAGCGGTCCCCGTAACGGCCAACGAGGTGGTACAATTGGAGTTACGCTTTCCTAGTGGCGGGATGCTCATCCCGACCGCCAGCTTGCCCGACGGCAGGCTGGCAATCGTCAATCCAGAGCTGAAGGTAGCAGAGCGCTACGGAGGGCCCAGGGCCACCGGAGACATCGATCCGTACATCTGCGGCAGCTACCAGTATCCACCAGATCCGACATGGACGCTCGTGCCTCGAGGCGCTCTTGACGCCACGGGGTTGGATACTCGCATGATCCTTCACCCGGCATCGCAGGCCATCACAGACGCACGACGGTTGCCAAAGCACCTGACATTTTCTGGCACGCTGCGGCCGTATCAGCAGGCAGCCGTAGACGCTGCCAGCAGCGCGCTGCACGGAATCATCGTGATGCCACCTGGAGCTGGTAAGACGGTCACGAGCCTGGCCATTGCTGCCAAGCTCGGGCTGCGCCCGCTGGTCCTGGTCCATACCCACGATCTGATGCAGCAGTGGATCGACTCGAGCACCAAGTTCCTTGGCTACCCGCTGGATCAGATTGGCGGCGGCAAGGTCACAACCAACTCTCTGGTGGGGTCGGTTGCGATGGTCCAGACTATTACTGAGTGGCCTCCGTTGGAGCGAGAGGCGCTGGCAGCCCGCCACGGAGTGCTGCTGGTGGACGAGTGCCACCACGCACCGGCCAGGACCATCATGGCGGTTTTGTGGAACATGGGACTGCCGAGGCGCTTCGGCGTCAGCGCAACGCCAGACCGAGCGGACGGCCTGACGCCGATTCTGTTCTGGTCGCTCGGGCCCATCATTCACCGGGTTTCCAACAGCGATCTGGTCCAGGCTGGTGTGTCGGTCACTCCGAAGGTGGTGCGAGCTGACAGCGATTTCGATTTCGTGCTTGATAAGCAGGTGCGAATCGGCAGATCGTTTGCCAAGTGGGGAAAGCAGACGTATTGGTCTGTCTGGGAGGGCAAGACCAGCAAGTTGCTGGCCGAAGCCACCGACGTCGCTCGCCGCAACGGGCGCCTCACAGTCCGAATGGTGCCGGAGGATGTCGCTGCAGATCTGGCTGCGGAGTGCAAGAAGATGCAACTCGATGTCGAAGCGCAGGTCGATAGCTCGTGCCTGGCCAAGTGCTACAAGGCCATGTGCGTCGACGAAAAGCGCATCGAGCTGCTCGTGAACTCTGTGCGCACGATGCTGGCAGAGAAGCGCAAGGTGCTGGTGCTTGCGGGCCGTGTTGCCTACTGCCAGCGCATTTGCGAATGGCTGGCCAAAGCCGACATCGAGTCGGTGGTGATGACGTCGAGACTCACGGCGCCGAAGCGGAAAGCCACGCTGGCGCTGTACAAGGAGGGCGCAGTTCAGGTGTGCATCGCTACATCGCTGGCCGACGAAGGCCTCGACGTACCAGACATCTCAGGCCTCATCCTGGCGTTTCCTGGCAGGTCTGAGGCGAGGACGATTCAGAGAGTGGGGCGCACCATGCGCTCGGTGGCTGGCAAACAACAGCCAGTCATCATCGACATCGTCGACAACAAGATCGGGATGTTCGTCGCTCAGTGGGCAGCCAGAAGGCGAGCCTACAAGGCGGCTGGATGTCAATTCGGAGAAGGCTCCGACAACCTAGCAAGAAGGAGAGTGTAAGATGTTGAACCAAGTGCAGTTGATCGGTCATCTCGGGCAGGACCCCAAGGTCACGCAGACCACGGGAGGCAAGCAGGTCGCTCAGTTCACGCTCGCCACCACGGAGAGATGGAACGACGACCAGGGCCAGAAGCAGGAGAAGACGGAGTGGCACAAGATCGTGGTGTTCGGCAAGACGGCTGAGCAGGTCGGCAAGTACCTCCAGAAGGGATCGCTGGTCTATTGCCAGGGCAAGCTGCAGACCCGCAAGTGGCAGGACCGAGAGGGGAAGGACCAGTACACCACCGAGATCGTAGCTCACGAGATCCGGTTCTTGTCGCCCAGGGGTGACCGCCCGAGTCAGCCTGCCCAGGCTCCGGCTCCGGCTCCGGCGTACACGCCGCCCGCCAACGCTGCGCCGCAGCCTGGCGTTGACGACTTCCCGTTCTAACCAAGCAAGAGGAGAGACCATGATCCACTTTGTCGACGTGTTGTGCCTGATGCAAGAAGTGCCGGCTGTTCCGAGCGGCCTGCGGTACGAGAGCCGTGATGCGAAGCTCGAGGCTCACATCGATGCGCTGGGCCAGGATCTGGAACCCGTGTTGATCGATCTCGAGAGTCGGCGCCGACCCGCTGCGCCTGTGGCTGCCAAGTGCCGCTTGGGGCTCCCGCCGTCGGCTGGCGTCTGGGTTGCGCACATCCCGACTGACGAGACGCTCGGTATCACGCAGGTCGGCAGAGTCGAGTGGATGCCCCTTGGTGCTCTGCTGGCAACTTGCTGGCCGTCTGCAACAGCGGTCGGCAAGTGATGCACCAGTTCGTTCTCATCTGGCTGCTGGCACACGGCGTCCCGGTCGTCGACGCTGAGGCGATGGCGCCGTGCATTGCTGGCTATCGAGACCCGGTCTTGCTGATCGCTTTGATGGCGGAGGAGAACAACTACTCCAACACGAAGCGATCCGGGGCCGGGGCATGCTCGTACTTCCAGATCCTCGGTGGTCGCTACGACAACCCGTCGTGCGCAGCGCTTGAAGCTGATCCAGCGCTTGCCTGCGCAACGGCCGTCCGAGAACTCGACTACTGGCACATCCATTGCGGCGAAGCCATGCTTGATGCGTGGAACGCTGGGTGGGCCAGGTGCTGGACCAACCCCAAACGGAAGCGCTGCAAAGCCAAGGACTGCCGAGATTTCACGTCCAAAGTGATGGAGCATTACCGCTGGATCGACTCTCTGTGGAGGATTTGGCGATGAACAACCTTCTCGAAGCTGCTCTGGCATATCGCAGAGCAGGCATCTCGATTCTACCGTGTCGCTTGCCAACCAAGGCGCCAGCGCACGATCTTCTGCCACGCCACCACGACAGACCGACGTGGGAGCCATTCAAGAGGGCTCTTGCGTCAGAGGCTGACGTGGCGAGGTGGTTTGCCGCAGAGTCAGACACGCTGGCAGTCGGCGTGATTGGCGGCGAAGTGAGCGGCCATCTTGAGATCATCGACTTCGACGACAGCACGTGCTTTCCCATTTGGATTGACGTGGTCAAGAGCCAGGCTCCGGATCTGCCAAAGCGCCTGGTTGCCGAACGCTCGCTGCGTGGAGGCATGCACGTTTTCTACCGCTGCGAAAGTCCGGTGCAGGGCAACCTCAAGTTGGCCCGAGGCGTGCGCACCGACGACAGCGGGCGAGACGTCACCAAGACGCTGATCGAGACCAGAGGCGAGGGAGGGTACGTTGTGGCCAGCCCAAGCAAGGGCTACCGCATGGTCTACGGCGCAATCGACCAAGTGCAGACGCTGACGATTGTCGAGCGCAACCTCCTGCTGCAGGCAGCGCGTTCGCTCGATGAGATTGCGAACCAATATCCTGAGCCTGAGCCTCCTCGAGCACCAGGTGCCTTGCCGTCCGACGACAGGCCGGGCGACGCTTTCAACGCTGACTACTCGATGTTCCGACGCTTGCTGGAGAGCCACGGGTGGCAGCCAGCGCACCGCCACGGCGACGTTGAGTACTGGCGCAGGCCTGGCAAGGCAAGTGGCGGCATCAGCGCCACGTGGAACCACATCCCGGGGCGCTTCCACGTCTTCTCCTCCAACGCTGCGCCGCTGGACAGCGAGAAGACGTACTCGCCATTTGCGGTGTACGCCATCATCGAGTGCAACGGCGACTTTAGCGAGGCTGGACGGAGGCTTCGCAGCATCGGCTACGGCATGAGAGACCCGCTTGCACCGACGCCTCGTGGTGAGCCTCCAACGCCCGAACCGGTGGGGCCTGTGCGAGGCCACCTGGCCATCGTGCCAGACTCGCCTCCCGAACCAGAGCAAAGGCGAATTACTCGAGACGATCCGGATTGGGAGCCTGGCATGGATGACCCCGATGACGATCCGTTGCCGCAGCCCAATCCTCTGCCAGATGCCAGCGCTGACAACGTCGTGCCGATGCGCACGCCGCTGATCGGTATGCCGCAGCACATTCTCGACGCCACGGTCATCCAACACGCTCTCGCCGGCGAGCGTGGGCTGGGAGCGCTGGCAGCGCTGCTATTCCGGGACCGCCTTCTGTACGACCATGCGTCGTGCGTGTGGTATCGCTGGGGAGGCCACCACTGGATCGAGTGTCGGTGCGGAGAGGAACTCGCAGAGTTGAAACTGCTGCAGATGCTCATCCAGAGCACGGCTACCAGGAAACGGCCGTCGCAACTGCCTCGGCCAGACCGGGAGCGCACGAAGGACAAGGACGACAGGCAGAAGAACAGCGCTCTTTTTGACAGCCTGCTTGCCGCAGCAGACTCGCTCAAGAAACTCGTTGTGAGTCGCCACATCCTGGAGTTTGCAGCGTCGGGCGAAGACGGCATTGGCATTGCCGGCGACGAGTGGGATCAGAACGCTCAGTATATGCTGGCGGTCAAGAATGGCGTCGTCGACCTCCGCACAGGCGAACTGCGAGCAGGCCACCCGAGCGACAGGCTGCGCATGGTGGCGCCGACCGTCTACGACCCGCTTGCCAAGTGCCCCAGGTGGGAGCAGTTCATCTCGGAGATCATGCCGTCGGATGAGGTGGCTCGATTCCTGAAACGCCTTCTGGGCTACGCCATCACGGGCTCGGTCAGCGAGCACGTTTTCCCGGTCTTGTGGGGCGAGACGGGCCGCAACGGCAAGGACACGCTCATCGAGGCAATCCACAGCGTCCTCGGCGGTGTGGCAACGCCCATCGCTGCCAAGACGCTGATGGCGCAGTCGTACCAGCCGGACCACGATAGTGCGATGCTCGACCTGCGTGGACGGCGACTCGTCTGGGGCTCGGAAAGCGGAGACAGGCAGCGGCTGGATGCCCAGAAGATCAAGTTGTGGACTGGCGGCGGTACGCTCAAGGGCCGAGCGCCGTATGGAGCGCACCAGGTTGCGTGGGCGCCCACACACAAGCTTTTCTTGATCAGCAACTACAAACCCAAGGTCTCGGCAGACGACCAAGCGATGTGGCGCCGCATGGTGCTCATCCCGTTCCAGGTTACCTTCAAAGATCACCCGAACGGCGCCAACCAGAAGCCCATCGACAGGGAGTTGGGCGCCAAACTCAAGTCTGAGCAGAGTGGCATCCTGCGCTGGCTCGTCGAGGGCTGCATCGAGTGGCAAGAGAAGGGGCTGCAGATTCCGAGGGACGTGCAGTTGGCAACAGCCGACTACCGCAACGAGGAGGACATGGTCGGGCAGTTCATCGCCGACAACTTGGCTGCTCAAGAAGACAGCCAGGTGCTCGGGAAAGAGCTGTATGAACGCTATTGTAAATGGTGCGACTTGAACGCTCAAGGTCGGCCGATTGGTGCTAAGGCATTCGCCAAGGTAATGAAAAACAAGAACTTCCAGACCAGGCACAGCCGAGCCGGCGCAGTCTACCTCGGCGTCAAACTGGTCGACCCGGACGTCACAGCGTGACGGAAAGTGATGATTGTGACGGTAAAAAACCCAGCGTCACGCTCAGCGTCACCGACATTTCGGCCCCCGTGGCTGGCCTGTGCGATTTGTGACGCTGTGACGCTGATTCCCGACCTATTTTCCAACGTGCGCATGCGTGTACGTGTACATGCGCATGTAAGGCCAAGAAAGGGCGATCTAGCGTCACAGCGTCACCGACTTTCGCACGAGTGGCCCCGATGGCGGCCGACAGCCACGTCTGGCGCTTTGCGCAGCGTCACCTGTGCGTCACGCAGCGTCACAACCAAGCGGTTACAAGGAGAAGTACAATGTACCATCACTGTGCAATAGACGTCGAAGGTATCCTGCGAAATCACAAAAAGCCTGGGTCGCTCGATGGGCTGTTCAAGGACGACGCCGGTCGGCCCGTGCCAGACGAGGTGGTGCGCAACTATCTGTGGAAGTGCCGACTCGAGGGCAAGCGGGTCATCCCTGGCAGCACGAAGTGCGACAACTTTGATTACGAGCACGGCTGCTGCCTTGGCCATCCCGACAAGGAGGTGCAACCGTGAGCAGCGCTTCGCTGATCGTAAGTGGTCTGTGGTTCGTGGTTGGCGGCTTGATTTCGCTGGTGGCCAGCGAGTGCAACGCTGCGTGGACAGCCAAGTGGACGTCGCACGCTGTCAGAAAACGCAGCCATCGCCCAGCGTGGTGGTTTGGCGCAGCGTTTCTGGCGCTCGGCGTCACGCTGACAGCACTTGGCATCGTCGGAGGCTAATATGCGACATCCGAAGCACAGAAAGGGCAGCGGCAAGAGCAACCAGAACTGGGCCACGCCGCCGCTGCTGGTCCAGTTGATCGCCAGAATGGTCGGCCTGCCGATGGGCCAGTTCGACCTCGATGTGTGCGCAACGCCAGCCACGGCCAAGGCCAAGCGCTACTTCACGCCAGAGCAGAACGGGCTGCAGCAAGCGTGGGAGAGCGCCTTTGCGTGGTGCAACCCTCCGTTTGCAGTGAGCCAGATCCGGCTGTGGGCGGCAAAGGCAAGTGTGGAGGTGCAGTGCCGGCCGATGCTGGTGGCGTTCATGGCGACGCCTAAGTCGGACCAGGATTGGTGGCACGACCTGTTCGAGGCTGGCCTCGTGTGGGCGCAGATCGATGGGCGTGGGCGCATCGCCTTCATGGACGAGTTCGGCCAGCCAGGGATGCAGCAGTCGATGCCGACCACGATCCTGCTGCTCAAGGCAGACGCAGGATACAGCCCGAAGCGAGGCTACGTCGTGTTGGACGAGCGCACTGGCAACTGGACAGGCCAGTGGTACGGCGATGCCAAGGTGTATCGCAGCGAGAAATTTAGGAGGCTGGTATGAGCGTGACAAGCAACATCATGGCGGTCGTGACTGCCATCAAATCGATCCGGCATGACGTCGCAGTGGCGCACCTGCAGCAGGTTCTCCTGGCGGTCGAACGCCACCTGCCGGCTGGCGAGAAGTGGGACCCGGTTGCGGCAGTCGAGTACGTGGTGCGGCGCCTCGAGCGGGAGGCCAACTGCCTGGCTGGCGAGCGCTCAGCGGCTGAACGAGAACTGGCTACGGTGAGGACGGTGCTCGCAGCGCTGGTGCCGCAGGACCAGCATTGGCGGTCGACAACCGGCATGGCTGAGTGGCTTTTGGCGCAAGGCAGAAAAAATAAGCAGAGTCAGCGCAGCAGAAAGTAGGCACTTTCTTGCCATCCAGCCACACTCGAGTAGCGTGCAGCCATCGGTCATGGAGACCGCAAGAGGAGCCACGGATGAACGACGAAGCGAAGATTGCAAAGACGGCATTGGAACAGGCGCAGGAAGAGAAGGAGCGGTGCAAGAAAATCGCTGCTCGCCTGGACGCCACGAAGCTTGAACTCGACAAGGCCAAGGAGCGCATCAAGGTGCTTGAGCGCACGCTGGAGCGCACGAAGATGGAATCGGCCGACTACGAGCGTCTTGTTGATGCGGCAAACGCTGACCTCTGCAAGGCGTACAATACGGTCGCTGAACTGACGGCAAAACTCAAGGCTGCTTACCCTTGCCCGACGTGGGCCACTCGGATTCTGAAGGCGCTGGGCGTCGGCAGGAGAAGTGAATGCTGATCACCATCGAGCGAAGTGCGGAGAACGAGGCAACTGCGTACCCGTACTGGCTGATCATCGACCCTCGCCAGATGATGGCGCCGTCGGTGGACGCCGTTGCTGGTATGGTTGTCGGCCCCTTCTTCTCCCGCCAGGAGGCGGAAGACGAGTTGACTGGCTGTCCCCATCGGTACAGCAAGCGGGCTCGGGTTTACTGCCACTCTGGGCACCGCACTCGAGTCTATCGGGACGCCACCAACATGGCTGTCAAAGGAGGTGATGATCGTGGCTAAGTTGTGGACGGTGCGATGCAGCGACTGCGGCGCCAGAGCGAGGCCGCCGTTTCACCCATCTACCGGCAGGTTCTACCGCTGCGGCAAGACGATCATGAAAGACGGCCGGGTCGACACGCCTTGCGGCAACCAGGTCGGTGCCTACATGATGGTCTACTTTCACGACCAGCCGGAGTACGAGGTAGTGCGTGGCCACGTCACGCCTGAGCAGTTCGCTGCGGTCTTGGCAGACGAGGGACGGCCCGCTGGCAACAAACAACTCGGCAAGCCCGTCCACAAGTACATGAGGTGCGTGCCTTGCCGAGAAGACGAGCACTGGTGCGACATGATGTACCACGAAAGCCGGAAGGGGCCCGGGGCCTTTCCGATCACCATTGCCTACTACCAAGATTGAGGTGCAACCATGCTCAACGAGTCAAACGTGAAGGTGGCAGACGGCGTCACGCTGGCCATGCTTCATCCGGATCTCAACTCGAAGTTCAGCCCCAACCTGCACGCTTTTCTGCGCAAGTACCGGATGATGCAGTTCCGGCTTGGTCTGGCACACGATGGGATCAAGTGGCTCATCGCAGAGCGGGATGGCTTTGTCAGCGGCGCCAAACTCATGGCTGTGCTCTGCAACGGCGCCAAGACGCAGGTGTGGGACATCAGTGGCTCGTGGCGTGGCAACGTCGTCGATGGCTTCTGGCTGGAGTACGCAAGGATCGGCAGGTGCGCAATCGACCTTGAGCACACCGAGTGGTTCGTGGACGACGACAAGCGGTGGCACCTGTCGGCCGATGGCAATGAGCGACTCTGCCTCTGGTGTGGCCAAGCCCGCCAGCGCAAGGAAGTCTACCACGTGCCGCACGAGCGCTGGGTCTCAGCGTAGCCAAAACGCCAATCCGAAAAATCGACACACCGATGTGCTTTTTTTGCAGATACCACCTTGCTTTCTGCTGTGGCGGGAGTAATGTCCGACACGTGGTTGGCAGGGAGCCAGCCACGCCTGACAAGGAGAAGACGATGGCGACGCTGCAGACGATACGATTCGGGATTGAGATTGAAACCTTCGGGCTGACCCGCAAGCAGGCCTGCCAGGCCATGCAGAAGGTGGTCGGCGGGACAATCGAGTGGGTTGGCGGGACCTACGACACCTGGACGCTGCAGATGGCAGACGGCCGCAAGTGGAAGGCGGTCACCGACGCCAGCATCGCAGCCGCCAGAGAGGTTCAAGCCGAAGTGGTCAGCCCGATCCTTACCTACGACGACTTGGATAACCTGCAGGAAATCGTAAGGCAACTGCGCCACGCCGGCGCCAAGGTTGACGAGTCTTGCGGCATTCACATCCACATCGATGCAGCGCCCTTCGACGCCAAGCACCTGATCAACTTGGTCAAGATCGTATACAAGCAAGAAGAGTTGATCGAGCACGCCATCGCCATTACCGACTCCCGCAAGTACCGCTGGTGCCGCAGCATCGACAACGGATTCATCCGCAAGCTCGAGACTGCCAAGCCGACCACGCTGCAGGCGATCAACCAACTTTGGTACGGATACCTGAACACCGCACCGCAGCACTACGACGGCACCAGATACAGAGGGCTCAACCTTCACAACGTCTGGTTCCGAGGCACGGTTGAATTTCGCTGGTTTGGCAGCACGCTGCACGCTGGCAAGGTCAAGGCCTACATCCAGTTCTGCCTGGCAGTGGCAGCCAAGGCGCTGAACAGCACGAGCGCCAGCAGCAAGCGCCGCACCTTCAGCGCAGCCAGCGCCAAGTACGACTTCCGATGCTTCCTTCTCGGGCTTGGCCTGATCGGCGACGAGTTCAAGACTGCCCGCAAGCACCTGATGGAGCACCTTGAAGGCAGCGCCGCTTGGAAGCACGGCCGCCAGCCCGCAGCCGCCAACCACGCTGCAGCGTAAGGAGGGACCGAGCGATGGCAAAGACGAAGATGACCACCTACTTCGCATACGGCAGCAACTTGGACACCAGGCAGATGCGAGAGCGCTGCCCGAGCGCCAAACTGGTGAGTCGGGCCACGCTGCGTGGATGGCGCCTTGCCTTTGGCGGCTGGTCGAGTCGGTGGGGCGGCCCGGTGGCAACGCTCGTGGAAGACCCAACGAGCAGCGTGGTCGGTGTGATCTACCTGGTTTCGCTCGACGATCTGGCCATGCTGGATTTCTACGAGGGACACCCGAGAGTCTACGAGCGCAGGATCCTTTTGACGGTGGACGAGCAGAAGATGCGAGTCTGGGCGTTCACGTACGTGATGCCGGTGGATGCCGAGGCACCGCCGGCGCCCAAGTACATCGATGTGATTTCCCGAGCCTACAGCAGGTTCGGCTTTGACCAAGCGGCGCTGGCGAGCGCTGCGGGAGGCATCTAGATGGGAGCACGAGTCTTCGTTTACGGCACGCTGCGGCGTGGCCAGTCCAACCACCGACTGCTGGCGTCAGCCAAGTTCGTCGGAGTCGGAAGGACCGCTGCAGAGTACTCGATGTTTTCGCTGGGCCCTTTCCCTGGCGTAGTCGAAGGCGGCACCACCAGCATCGTCGGCGAGATCTACGACGTCGGTGACGACACGCTTGCTGCTTTGGATTCCTTGGAGGGAACGCCCACAATGTACTCGAGGGAAACGCTGGTGCTCGACGTGCCGAATGGCATGGTGGTCGAGTGGTACGTTTGGAACCAAGGATGGCAGCCTGGCAGACTGCTGGCTGGTGGCGATTGGCTCGAAAGGAGAACGGCATGAAAATTGGAAAGGCTCGCAGCGTTCGCACGCAAGATGGTCGGGTGTTTTCCGGCACCGATCTGATGATCGTTGGCGACATGAAGGACTTGGCCTTCTTGGTCAAGATGTCGATGGACGACTACATCCAGTGGGTCGCCAACGGCTGCCACCAGCAGACGGGCGTGATGCCTGAGATCGTTGGAGACTCTGTGGCTGAGCGCTGCGAGTCGCTCGTCGATGCGCTGGTGGCCAACGGGCTGCTGACGGTGATCGACTGATGACGGACCAGCAGGCACGAGAGATGGTGGCACGGATCGCTGGCTACCCGTGGACGGCTGAAGACGTGGTCTTGAATCCCCACATCACCTCCTTTGGCAAGCAGCGGAAGATTGGTCTTGGCGTTGGCAACAACCGGTCTGTTGCTGTTTTTCTGGTCGTCGACGGCGGGTTGTCGTGGCCTGGAGGTTCGCCAGATATTCCGAGGCTGAGGCGAGTGCTGGCCCAGGAGTGTTTGGCTGCTGGCCGCCGGTTGCCGTACGAGCGAGCGATGGACGACCTGCAGAAGGTGGCAAACGACTGGCAAGGCATGTACAACGTGGCGGCCGCAAGAGCTGCTCGCTTCGAGGAGAGACTACGTGAGCGCAACATCGAAATCCCCTATTGACCACCACAGCCTTTGCCAGGAGGCAGCTAAGTGGTTGTTGCAGGCAAGCGTGCCACTTGGCCGCCGTCTCGGCGAGCACACAAGTACGACGTACGCAAGGTGCGACGTGGCGCTGGTCGAACTGCGATCTGCGGCTGCAGAGCAGCCAGACGTCCTGGCGTGGTCGGGTGGCGTGTCGATCTTGATCGAGGTCAAAACGAGCCGCTCCGACTTTGCAGCCGACGCCAAGAAACACTTTCGGCAGCATCCTGAGTTCGGCATGGGCCGCTATCGGTACTACCTGGCGCCGTCGGGAGTGCTGGCCGTCAACGACATGCCCGACAAGTGGGGTCTGCTCGAGTGGGACGGCAAGCGGATTCGTGTGGTGTCTACCGCAGAGTTCCAGGAGCAGCATGCTGTCTACTACGAGGTGCGAATGCTGCAAAGTGCGCTTCGGCGCCTGCCGCCTGGCACGCAGGCAGTCAGCGCTCGCTACTTTCAGCACAAACTGGCGTCTGGCACGGACATTCACGTTTTGGAGGATACGGATGAAGGCTGATGCAAAACCACGTACGTTGCGCAGCGTGTGCAACGCCGCTGGCACTTTGAAGGCATGTCCAGGATGCTCGCTTAACGAGCCAGCCGAACACGAGGAGCGGTTCTTGCCGCCCAACAGGCACTACCCGATGGCTCACACTCGGCACTTCCAATGCCTGCGGCTGACGGCCGCAACCTACCATGTGCGACTCATCGAGGTGATGCACGCATCAGGCGTGTGACCTTTCGGATTCATCGACCAACTGCCCATACTTGGCCTGAGGTGAGACGATGCTGAGAACCCTGGAAGCACTGATTTCTGCCTGGCTGCTGAATGGCGAGCCTGGCTTGTCCAGCAAGAGCATGGCACGAGCGTTGTTGGGCCTGCCGGACGCCAGGCCGGAGATTCCGGCTGACTGCTGGGATTTCCGACGCTGCGCTCTGTTGGAGATTTCTCTTGGCCCGTTTCTCGACGCTGACGGCTGGCGACGGATCGCCGCAATCTCACCGCAGTGGGCGGCTCTTGTGGCAGCGTGGCAGACGCTGCGAAATCTCATGGAAGACGAGATGCCAGGTTGGCGAGCGTTCCACGGTGGCACGTGGTCACCGAAGTTGAACGATATGTTGAAAAGCGTGACAAGGAGCTAGCGATGCACGAAAACAAAGAGCACGGGAAACCGCAGTCGAACGTTAAAGACCACGAGTACAAAGAGTACCACATGGTCGACCGCACGTTCTGCTTCAGCCAGAACTGCCAGCACTTCCGACCGCAAGGCTGCCACGAAGGCACGCACTGCGTCAAGAGCCTGGCTCCTTCCGGCGAGATCGTTGCATGCACGGCAGTCGAGCCGGTGCAGCCGTGAGTGGCGGCAAGCCGGTGCTCGTGGCTGGCCAGACGTTGGTGCTCGGCACCATCGAGGGCAAGGCAGAGCAGTACGTGATGTTGCCCGGCGATCAAACTGGGTTGCACGCTCAGGTGCAGTTCGACCTCGGGCCCGGCTTGCGGCTGATCATCGAGGACATGGACCCCGACGAAAAGGCAACCAGAGCGTTTGCCATCGCCAGGCTGATCAAAGGCCTGCTGGAGACTGCGCATGCCCATACGACCTGAGAACAAGCACTACTACCGAGGCAAAGCGTGGCGAGACGTGCGTGAGGCGATCCTGAGGCGGGCTGGCAATCGATGCGAGCAGTGCGGCGTGACAAACCACGCTACTGTGTTTCGCACCAACTGCTGGCAGCCATACCAAGACCAGCCCGGCGTGCCGGCGTTCGTCGAGAGCGGACTGCTGGAGATCCAGCACGCAGACACGGGGGCCCACATCGGGACCTGGTCTGGCGGTGACTTCGTTGCGATCTACGCTCACCTACTCGAGAACGGGTGGACGAAGATCCAGGTGGTGCTGACGGTTTCGCACCAAGACCACGATCCACAGAACAACGACCCTGCGAATCTACGAGCGTTGTGCCAGCGTTGTCACAACCGTTACGACATCGCTCACAGGGTCGAAACCAGAAGGGAAACAAGGAGAGCCAAATGCAGCGAACGAAAGTAGACTCGTCGTCGATCAAGAGCGTTGGGTACGACCCATCAAGCCAGACGTTGGAGGTGGAGTTCAAGCCTGACAAGTTCGGCAAGTCGAAGGTCTGGCGGTACTCCGGCGTGTCGCAGGAAACGGCGGGCAGCATGCTGGGCGCCAAGTCGGTCGGGTCCTACTTCCACGCCAATGTGCGTGGCAAGTTCGATGGCAGCGAGGTGACGCAGTGAAACTCAGCCAAATCGTTGAGGTCATCCACCAGAACGCCAAGGCGCACGGGTGGTGGGAAACCGAACGGCCCCAGCACGAGATCATGCTGCTGATTGTGTGCGAGGTGGCCGAGTTGTTCGAGGCCTTCCGGAAGGGCCTGCTGCATTCCACGTGCGACAAGCACATCCCGGTGTGGACGATGGACGGCGAGGCCGAGGTGTCGTCGCTGATGACCAACCTCGAGGAGGAGACGGCTGACATCGTCATCCGCTTGCTGGACTTCTGTGGCCGCCACGGAATCACTCCAGCGGAGCGGGCTGACATCGTTCGCAATCCGACCAGCTACGACGGGGCGTTCTCAGCCTATTGCATGGAGGCCGTAAACATCGCAACGGTCATGTCGCACTGCGATCCGACTCGATGGCCTCTGCTCGCTGCGTCGCTCATCGACGTCTGCAAGTTCATCCTGGCGCTGGGACGGCAGTTGGACCCCGTGAAGCGTGACTGCCGTCTGCCGGATCTCTGGACGTGCGTGATGGCCAAGCACGAGTTCAACAAGAGCCGGCCGTATCGGCATGGCAACCTGAGGGCGTAACAATGAGCCTCGGCATTCGACGGCTGGACGATAAGCATCCAGAGGAGTTGAAGGACTGCGTGGCGATCCCATCGCAGTGCCTCATGGATCTGATGCGGCTGCTTCGTGGCAACGAAGAGCACGGGTCTTTCGAGGACGTCATGGGCAGGATATTCCTGCACCTCGCCAAGGAGGGAAATCTGCTGTATGGCCTGCCTGGCTTGACCACCATGCACTCAGCGAGTGAGGCGCTGCGCATCCAACGCAACCGCCTCGAGGGACGCAACGACGACGGCAGCGCCAAGGAGGAGACAGCCAGTGGTAAGTGACGACAAGTACCAGCAGGCGTTGGCGAAGTTGGCTGGCATCCAAGAGCGGCTGTCGCTGCTCACAACCGAGCACGAGTACGAGATGGACATGGTTCACTCGCTGCTTAATCACTCGGCAGAGGACGCCAGGTACTACCGAGACGCTGCTGCCTATCGAGACAGCTACCACGCAGGTCACGTCAAAGACGTCTGCTACTGGTGTGGCTCTGCGAAAGACGGGCCCCACGCAGCGTCTTGTCCGGAAGTCATGTGGCCGCTGGAGAGGCCAAGCAGACGGGGCAGGTCTGGGCGACCGAGTCGCATTATGGTGCGGCTGCAGCACGGGGTGCTTAAGGGCAGTCCGACGTGCTGCGGCGAGACGTTCCGATGCGCTTGCCTGGCTGGCACTGGCAAAGGCAACTGGCGCTGTAAACTGGCTCCGCTCGTCGGCTGGGAGCCTTACGATAGTGTAACTTTGGAATACACGGATGACGGGACGCCGAAGCGCCACGAGCGATGCTTGGCGGATGAGGAGTAGCAGCGATGGACGTGCGAGACATTCTTGCCAGCGTGATGCCAGAGCCGACGCTGCCAGAAGAGCGGACGTGGACGCTGTGCATTTCGAGCGACCCATATGTCGCTCAGCGTGGCAAAACGCACGCTCTGAATCCTGGCACGCTGCGTGCGATGTGCGAGGCGGTGGGAACGATGGACGTGCTGGAGGAGAGCAGCAAGACGCCACCGGTGTGCGTTCGATGCCAAGTGGCGTTGATGCTGCGACCTCGCCAGGGAGGCAAGCCTGGCAAGCGCATGGAGCGCAAGAGACAGAAGCCAACAAAGAGGGACGACCAATGAAAGACAGGAGACGCTTGCCAGACACCAGGAAGGCGGTCACGCACACCTTCACGCTGCAGGATCTCAAGTTCTACCTTACGGTGGGCTTGTACGACGACGGCCAGCCCGGGGAGATCTTCCTGCGGGTCAAGCCGCTTACGGCTGACGCCAAGTTGGACGACGACTTGCCGATTGAAGTGGGAGCCAGCCACGGCGGGTTCGTTGCCGGCATCCTGAACGCCTTAGCCTGGTCTTCTCGACCG